TCATCTTCCTCATCTTCATCATCTTCATCATCTTCCTCATCTTCATCTTTAAACCAATATTTAAACAATATTGATGAATTAATACCAACAAATATTTCTGCTATGTCTAATCAACAAGATATAATTGATATTTTTAATCAAATAATAGATGAAATTTGCCTTTTAAATGCTGGCTCAGATGATAATGATATAATAGATGCAGGAGCATTACTAAACGATGCAATTCAACTACTGCAAAAGACTACTAAAACACTGACAAGCGAACAACAAGCAACTGCTTTTTCTAGTGGAGCTGGAGGAGCTGGAGGAGGAAGTGCAAGTTCATTTTTATTAACTGGAACAAGCAGTGCACAACAAAATAGATTTACAACAGGCTTGGGTGAAGGTCTTACTACACCTTTGCAAAATAAACAATATAGTTGGTCCAGCAGTCCAGCTCCTCGCAGTACACCATTACGAGTAGAGCCAGAAGAAATAGAAGAAATATGTAATAAAATTATAGATAGTGTAAGAAGACAGGCTGGAAAAAGATACGTACAGTTATTAAATTTTTCATCTTTACCTTGTGAAGAAATTTATAAGTTATATACAAAAAAAGGTAGTAGTGACATAGAAATAACTGCCAAGGGTATTGGAAATACTATATTATTTCCTGAAACTGTAAGACAAATACTTGTTAGCAAGGGTATATCTTATAACGCTGATAAAATTCGCTCTAGAATGAATGAAATTCGTGAAACACTTAAAAGTAACGCAAGATCTCCAGAAGATTATAGAGCATCTGTTATTATGGATGCAATTATAACAGAATTTAAAGGAATTCCTCCATCAAGAGGTAGTTTCTCTTCTGGTGGAGGTGAATCTGGTGGAGGTAAAATGGATGAAGATCATAAAGATGATGAAGGTGATTTTGGAGGCAAACCAAGAAAAAAAACCCGACGCAATAGTAAAAAAGGAAGAAAGAGTACAAGAAAGCAGCATAAAGTCAAATCTAATAAAAAACGACACACGCGTGGTAAACGTGCAAAAAAATCAAACAAAAAGACTACAAAACATTAATCCCGTCTTGCATTTCATAATATAATAACAATTATAGTATGAAATTTATAAATTATTTTTTCAATTTGCGTTTAACAGTATAATGACAACCTTTATGAGATGAACCTTTTTTACAGTTTTTAAGATGTCTTTTGGTATGCTTGGGTTTTCTAAATTTCTTTGCATGTTTTCTAGTAGCCTTTGCTTTTTTATAATTGTGCCTTCTTCTTTTGGTAGCCTTCTTAACAGGAACCCGTTTTTCTTCCTCTGGAACAGTAAAAAACTTGGCAATTAGATCCGTTGTTTCTCCATTTTCAGCCCGCATTTTTTTTACACCCTTTGCCACCGTTTCTTCCTCTCGTTCTTTAAGTTCTTCTTCTTCAAAAACTTTTTCTGCAGATTCTTCCTCCTTTACAATAACAAACTCTAATTCTTCTGGTTTGGGTTTGGGTTTTGGTTTTGGTTTTGTTTCTGGGTTAAATGCAGATAAGGGTGGAATAAATTCACCAGCGCGCTCCAACTCTGCAATGTCTCTTTGCGCTACACTTGGTTTTCCAGGCTCTGCATTTTCAGGCGTTTTAATTTTCCTCTTAAATGCTGGATCCTTAATTGCCAAATGCTTAAGATCCACATTCTTTTTTTCCGTGTTAACATAGATTACCTTGCCATATTTGGGGCATTTTATTAGCATGGGTTCTTTGTCGCCCTCTGCAAAATTTACCGTTGGCCCTTCTTCCTCTGCTGAAGGTTCTAAAGTAGATTGGTTCCTAGATACAAGCAAACTGCGACCACCTTGTAAGTATCCACCAATGGCAAACAGATTTATGCCTGAGGCAGCATTCATCATAAAGTAAACAGAGCGGAATGCTGATGGGCGATCGCCCTGGACCGCCAAACGCAGCGCATTTCCGTTTTCATCATAAGGGACAATAGTATCCTTGCTACTAGTGCTTCTAAAAATGGGTTCAATGCCGTTTTCTGCAATGAATTGTTGGGTCTCTGGGCTTAACTCGTCAAGGTCGTTAATGTAGCCACCCCATTGCAGGGCGCCTTGCGCTTCTTGAAGCAAATCTCCCAGATTTTTTAGTGCAGTGGCGCCAAGTAAGGAATTAAAATTGTCATTGTTGTTGATTGCACCTTGTTCAGGAGAAAATGGTTTGTATTGTAACATGGACCAAAGGCGGCGCACCTTGTCAAACATGTATTCGCGGATTTCTGGCGGAGACAAATCTTTCCACGCAGTATTATCTTCCATCTGTTCGCCATAAGTTTTGAAAAATAAGGTTTTCATACGCTGCACAATTGTTTTGTAAACAATGCGTGCCTTCAAGTCTTCCGCATCGGCCACTTTCATTTCAGTGGTATTTACTCGTGCAACATCTTCCTCTGTTTGACCTGGCAGCTTAGTCTTTAAAGAAAAGTCAATAGTTGCTGCAATACATTCTTCCCCCGATTCATCCAGGGTTTTGTAAAAGAGTACTGCGCCTCCATAAGACATATGTGAATTACCATCTGGTGAGTCATATACAAACTCGTAATTGGTTGTGCCAATCTCTTTTGGCTCTGTTGCACCTAGACTTAATGAGCAGTTATCCATTGCATCCATCATGGATGATCCAGCGCATATGACACCGCGTTTTAATGACTTGTACAAGCCAAAAAAGTTTTGTGCAGCCTTGAATTTTTTGCGCAGATCCTCAAACTCTTCATCGGTTTTAGATGTGCGATGAATCTCATTCAATGCATCTGCCTTATGAAAAAGACTGAGACCACTTAAATTGGATGTTAGTTTAGATGCATTATCATAGATAAATCTCTTTTTGGGCGCAGGGAAGCGATAAATGCTTGGTTTCGCTGGTGGTTCTTGTGCTGGTTCTGGAGTTACATCTACTGCAACTTCTTCTAATTGTGGACCCTCTTCTTCTGCTTTGGACTCAGGTTCTTCTGCAGCTGGTTCTATGTCTTCTTTTTGTTCTTCTTTTTGTTCTTCTTCTTCCAATGCAGCTGCCCCGCCAGATTGCACTATATCTGCACGAGCAATGAGAGTTGTATTAAACTTTAAAAGGTCCATAAGGTTTTTAATTTCACGTTTTCTTTCTTCATCAATAACCACTTCAAATGGAGGAATTGCGCTTTCCTTAAGGTTTTCAATAACAAGCTCATTAATTCTGTAAGCTGTCTCAATCTGTTCCCTAGTAAGCATTTTCTTAATATTGGGTTCTTCAAAAAGCGTCTCTAAATTAAAGGTTGTTGGGAAGATGGAAATTTCTTCCGTTTTGGTAAGAGTACCACCACGTTGTACAATTTTTCCGCCCTCCATCAATTCTTCTTCCTCTTTATCATCTACAATAAAATCCTCCAGATCTTTTGGAACAACATCATCTTCTGGTTTGGACGCATAAAAATCCAGTTCCTTGTCTCTGGTGGCTTCTTCACGTAGTTCCATTTTATAACCACTGCATTTGTAAAGGTAAACATCCAAGAAATTCTTCAATTTGTCATCAATTCCATTAGCCAAAAAGAGCACATCAGGAAGAACCTCCTTCAACATGTGTTTTAAAATAAGTATTTCGGCCATTAGCATCTCATTTTGTAGACCTTGGTTTTTTAAAAGCTCGTATGAAATGCCGTCAACATTTTCATCCGTAAAATCTGGGATTTCGGGGTAAATTTGTTGCCATAAGCCTGTTTTTAAAAATATACCGCGTGCAACAGTTGTTAAAAGATTGTTATGCAATATGCCGTATCTTCTGCGGACATAATACTTTTTTGTTACATTAATTTGTAAGGCTTCTACTACTGGTACTTCTTCAGCTGGTGCACCACCTTTCTGTCCTTTAGATTCTTGTTGAACTGATTCATTATCCTTTTCCAAGGAAGAAAACCTTGTCTTTTTAAATTCTGCAAATTGATCATCTGCCATTCCAACATATTGTGCAAACAAACCTATAAATCCGTTTAAAACTTCTGCAGAATCTAAAACATCCAACGGATCTTTTTCCGCATTTGTTTCATAGTATTTTCCATTGGGAGCCTGATCCAAATAAGCAAACAAAAGCATCGACAAAAAATCGCTAAAAATAGACGTCTTTAAAATCATAATCTTTGTCTCCTCGTCTTCCACTTTTGTTTCTTTAAGCACTTCATCATAATAACTTACGAGGCCATATAAAGAGGTTACAATTGAGTAATGCATATCGCATTTATAAAAGGTCTCTGGTGACAACCCTTCTGGGATTTGTGACTTGTAGTCATTTTCTCCCAAAAAAGACGTTGCATAGAGTTTCAATGTAGAAAACATTGTTAAAAAATTGGGATCATTGTTCAAAGACTTGGTAAAATCTTTTATAATTTCTCCAGTCAAGGAAGAAAAAACCTGGACAGTAGTGATTTCTTCTTTTGGATCAACTGTTTTTAAGCGAAGAATTAATGATTTTTCTGTTTCTTCTTCTGGTGTAACGGGTTTTAAACGAAGAATTAATGGTTTTACCGTCTTAGTTAACATTTCTGTAACCGCGCCACCTTTTTGCTCAACTGGTTCTTCCAGTGCATCCAATGTTTCATTGTACTTCTTTTTAAAGTTTAAATAATTGAGAACCGCGGGTTCTAGGTCTTCCTTGTCAAAATCACGCTCGGCATCTACAAATTTTCTGTCATCATACATAAATATTTCTCGCGGACCAGAAAGAGTTTCTACAAGTACTTTCAAGTTTGAATTGCCAATTGTGACTCCCATGGACTCTAAATCGGCAACATTTTTTACAATTCTTTTTAAATACCCATCTTTTGCAAAATTATAGTCGTGACCAAAATCGTGCAAAAAAATATTTATTATAAGGAGTTGCAGGTCTTCTTGTGTTTGAAACCTCATCTGCACATTTTTGATTTGTGAAGGCCAGACTTGTTTGCCTTCAAAATTTATATTTTTTATAGATGGTAATTTTTCATTTAATTGTGTTGATGAGCTCATATAATATAAAAATATTTAAAGCTTGTGAGTTTGCTCTATTTACTCTTTATTTACTAAATAGATCCGCGAATATAAACAGTCTTCATGTCAAGTTCATTGACAAAATAAATTAAATCGCTTGTGAGCACATGGTCCAGTTTTTCACTACTATTTTTTTGCTGTTTCTTGATAACAAATTGCATATCATTAAAATGTGACAGATGTTCACGAAAATCTTGCCTTGCATGGATTTTCATGGAACTAATAAACTTGTCCATAGACCACTTGAGTGGAACATAGTATTTCTTGCGAATCCTTGTGTTCTCAATTTCAATGCAGCATTTAAAATGTTGGATTGTTTCAATATTAGAGAGGATATCCTCTGGCAAATCAATTGTTAGCGAGGGGCGGTTTGAAAGCATTTTGGGTTCCCTTTGGGGTTCGCACAGTGCCATTTTGAGATGGACTAATTGGGTGATGTGAATTGAATACAATTTTGTTTTTGTATTCAATTTTTAAATTTATTGACTAGAGATTTGTTGTAGTTTGTTGCCAGATCTTTTAAAATAAGAGTTATTCCATAATACGTCTTTATCTAATGCCTTTGCCAATGTCTTGTCGCTTATTTTTAATTGTTTAATGCAGTCATATTTGCAAACAAATTCTTTTACGAGTTGGTTGTCTATCGTGTATTGTCCTATTCCGTCTTTGTATAAAACTGGTTCACCGTGTTGCTCTTTAAATGCCTCAATTAGTTCTTCTGGGCACTTATCATATAACATATAGTAGTTTCCATTAGAAAGTGAAATATTTTTAACTGGTGTATCTAATGCCGATGAGGATTTATAACCATTAAGAGCTGATGCACTTTTCCTATCTAAATAAACATTGAGGATTTTTGTTTTTTCTTTGTTTAATTTTGCAATGTATCCAAGATTTTGACTTTTAGTTTGCTTTGTTGGAGGAAGATCATATAGGACATTTGGATCCAAATTTCTATCTACAAAAGCCCATCTAAACCCACTATAAATAGTATTTTCTGTTATAGCCTTATCAATACTTGGTCGTTTAACCTTGAAGTTATATTCTTTTAAACATTCTGCTACAGATTCGTAGACCTTAATAATAGTTAATGTTTCTGGGTTTATTTTTTGTAGACGTGGACCAAGTGTTACAAGTGGTTGATTGAAACTAGTTGTTGTTTTTGTTTGCATAGAGTTTAGTTTTGATGCAATGTCTTTATTAATATTTTCCAAGTTGTCTATCTTAGATGACATTTGTTTTACAGTTTTAATTAAATCTTGAATTAAAAGATTGTCATTATTTGTGGTCTTCATCTCAAGCAACAATTTTAATTGTTCAATCTCAAGTTCTAATTTATTAGTATCATTGTTGTCAAAATACTTTATATTGTTATTAATAATGTCTAACAATATTTGATATGACAAATTTTTTCCTATAAGAAATAGTTCAAGCTCAGTTTCATGTCCAGGCAAATCAAGAACTCTATTTGCACGAATAGTTTCATATCCTTTAATAAAACCCTCAAAGTCTCTACTTTTTTGAACTGCAAAACAATCTAATAGCAAACATTCATCATATTTAGTTTTATGTTCTTTATATCTAGACAGGATTCCTTTCCCGCTTTCTCCAACCTTTACAATATAACTTCCATTTTCAAAAGTTTTTACCTTTATAACATAAAAAATAGCACCAGCCGTTGCATATTCTTTCAACAATATTTTTTCTCTTTCCAAGATCTTTTGCTTCTCAAGTTTTACATTATATTCTTGTGTCTTTTTGTCTTCTAATAATTGAAATTCTGTTTTTTGTTGTTCAAGTTGCATTTTGAGTTCATTAGTTTCTTCTACTAATATTTCATGCAATATAGATTCTAATTTAATAAAATAATCATGGATTTCATCGGCTTTTTTTGTTCCAGCCTTTAAACAAATTTTCTTGAATGTGTCAATATTTAGCATAAACGTTTCTTTATTATGACCACCTTGTGTAGTATTACTTTGCTTTTGTTGCAACAAAAGCAACTTTTTATAATCTATATTAATTGTAAATTGTTTTTCAAGCAGCATTTTTGCATTTACTTTTTGACTAAACCCTAACCATTTCCACACGTTATCTAGATCAATTACAAAATCATTCTTATTATCATGCTTCAAATAGCAATAAAAACTTGCAACAAACATCTGTTGTTCATAATTGTTAAATGATTTTTGCACCTTTTCAACTAATTTTGACTGATAATTGCCATTTAATTTAGTAATTGGATTACTTTCAATAAGATTTACGATATCTACGCTCATTTTATATAGTATTTCTTAATATATATCTATATTGTTTTTTGCTTTAATAATTAAAATGCAATAATTTAATTATTAAAATGTATAAAAAAGTATGACACGATAAACAGTAACAACCCGCTCAATTGGAATATGCGAGCCCACCCATACCGCTCATAATTCTAAGAACGTTGTAGTTGGTGGCGTAGACGCGGACCTTGGCGGTCTTGGTGCCCTCAACGGTGGCGTTGGAGAGCACAAGTTGGAGTGTGGCGTTATCAATGCGTGAGAAGTTGCACGTGCCTGAAGGTTGGTGTTCCTCAGGGCGGAGGGCAAAGCTGTACACGTTGATACCCTCATCAGGGTTGCGGGTGTGGGCCTGGTAAGGTTGCACGTAGTTGAAGTATGATCCTTCGCGCTCAGAGAAGCGGTCTTGGCCGTTAAGTTGGAGCTTAGCGGTGACGACGGGGTTCATGCCCCAACAGTGGAGGGGAAGGGAGGTCTCAGTGAGCACGAATGTGCCAGCATCGGAGACACCAGATTGGGTGTTGTAGGCTTGAGTAGCAAAGCCAGTAAGAGCGGCGACGCTAATACCAAGCTGAGCGGCAAGCGCAGTTTGCTCCGCAGCACTGAGATTATTGATACCAGGGCCGCCAAAGTGGGGCTCATTGTAAGGGTTGAGAGCAGGGGTTGCGGGGCTTGCGGAGTTTTGGTGCCAGTAATCACCGTTACCATTCACACCAACAGAACCAGCGTCTTGGAAGGTTCCGTCAATAGGGCTGATGTAGTTCCAGTCGTTGGGGATGTTGAAACCATTGTTAGCACCATAGGTGATGGCGCTGGGTGAGCCAAAGGCGTGGATGGCGTTGGGGAGAGCATCAATGGCGTCAGTGTAGTTGAAGGGTTGGGCGCCAAGAACCTTGAAGAGGGTGGCGTCGCAAGCAAGGGATGAACAGTAGTCCACGTTTTGATCGGGCTGCACAACCCAGACAAGCTCCTTCACGGGGTGGTTGAAGTTGAGCTTGATCTTGTTTGAGGATGAACCGACGGACTCATCACCAGTGAATTGGAGCTGGGTGATGAGGTACTCGTGGGGGTTCTGGGCCATTCTGCGGCGCTCGTCCGTGTCAAGGAACACGTAGTCAACGTAGAGAGAGGCAGCAACAAGGGACTGGTTGTAGGCAATAACAGCGGGAAGGGGGGTTCCGCGGCTGGCGGGGGTAACGCCAGTAACACCAGTGTTGCCACAGTTGAGGGAGGTCACGGCCCACAAGCACTCATCAATGGGGCGAAGATCAAGGTTGATCTTGACCTCGTGGTATTGGAGGGCAATCAAGGGAAGGGCAAGACCAGGGTTGGTGCAAAACCAGAATTGAAGGGGGATGTAAAGGGTTGTCTCAGGGAGAGCATTGCGGGGAGCGCACACTTGACGAGGAGCGCTGGAGTCGCAAGGACCATCAACCTCCGCGAAAGAGGGATCCGTGATGAAGGTAAGCTGGGTGGTGTTACCAATCATCTTGTAGTAGCCAGGGGTTTGCTCGCTGGTCATTGTGAGTTGGTTCCAGATGTGCATCCAGTCACCGTATTGGCGGTCAATGCGTTGACCACCGATCTCAACCTCAACTTGAGCAACGATTTGCTCACCAGGGAAATCTAACCAACGGGCATACACACCGCTGGATAAGCCATAGGTGACGGCGTTGGGGTTAGCGGCACCCATAAGCTGGTTAATCTCGGGAAGAGTAACCTGAAGGTAGGTGCGGTAGGCGAGATCGCCGTTACGGCTGATCACGCAAGTAACACGGCGACCGAAATCGGCTTGGCCGTTGAAAGTCTGCTCAATGGACTCAATAGCAAAGTTTGTGTAACGTCTGTAAGTGACCTTCCAGAAAGTAATTTGAGGATTACCAGTAAGGTAAACATCTTGTGCGCCATAGGCAACGAGCTGCATTAAACCACCTCCCATTTTATAATATTGCTAAAGAAAAAAATTTTTTGAGAATTGATTTAATTCGCAAAAAATAAAATTGTCAAAAATGACACATTTATGATAATATTTTATTTATGTCAAAATTGTCCTTCATGAATCTAGATAAATAACTTTCAAGAAAAATTTCTTTTTTACCTTCATGATTTTTCTTAAAAATATAAGAATTATTGCTTTTTTTAATAGACCAACCTTCTTCCAATGCATTAAATAAAAAGATCATTTTTTGAAACTTTGTATTATCTAGTTGCACGTTCATTTTATTACCATTTGTATCTTCTAAATTAATTGTCAATTCCATTAATAAATATTGTGAAACTATAATTTATATTTAAACTAGTTTTGCATCTTAAATCAACTAGATAATACATAGCACAAATTTTGTTTTCTATATTCTCTATATTCTAAACTTTATTATTTTGAAAATGGGTCTAAATATATTTTATTTATTATTAGTTAAACATTGTAAAATAGTAATTTAATATATAGTAAACAAAGATGCCTTCATTTAAGCCAAAGAGTATTAAAAAAATCAGGGTAAGCAAAAAAAACTCTACCACATTAGATGGCAAACACAAAGAGTTTATAAATGAATTTTGCAAGGATGAACAGGATAAAATTCCTACAATCAAAAAAGAAAAGGCTGAATTAAAACAACAATTAGTTGATCAAGCAGATCAATTAACAATTGAGCAACGATTAGACATTGCGGATCGCATAAATGAAATTACTGAAACTGTTAAAAAATTAAAGACAAAAAAGGTAGATTATTTCCTAGACAATTCAAGATATATTTTTGAATACTTTGAAAACAAGAAGAATATTTCATCAACTGAAATATCTTCTTCCTCTTCTACGATGGACACAAAAAGTAAAATACTGAACAGTTTTTTTAAAATTAAGAATGAAGATCTAAATCAAAACAAGGCTGAAAATGAGAATAAAAATAGAAACATTGTTCAACGATATTTGAGCAATATTGATGAAACATTTTTGGATATGAATGCATTTGTTTGCTCTACGGACGTTTGTCAATATTGCTTTAAGGGTGAGCTCATACCGTTAGATGATGAGGGGGTTTTAATATGCAATATATGTTCAAAGAATGTTCCTTATTTGATTGAGAATGAAAAACCTTCTTACAAGGAACCTCCAAAAGAGGTTTGCTTCTATGCTTATAAAAAAATTAACCATTTTAAAGAGATTTTGGCACAATTTCAAGGAAAAGAAACAACACAAATACCAGTAGATGTTATTGAAAATATTAAATTGCAAATTAAGAAAGAGAGAATACAACTTGAGCAATTAAACCACTACAAGACAAAGGAAATATTGAAAAAATTGGGATACAACAAGTACTATGAACACATTGCCTTTATTAAAAACAAGCTTGGTATTAAACCACCAGTTATGTCTCAAGAATTGGAAGAAACTCTGTGCAATTTATTTATGGAATTGCAGGCTCCTTATGCAAAATTTTGCCCCGATTATCGTGTTAATTTTTTAAACTATTACTATGTTCTTTACAAGCTTTGCGAACTCTTGGATGAAAAACAATATTTGATTGACATACCAATGTTGAAAGATCGCGAAAAGTTGATTGAACAGGACGAAATTTGGAAAAAAATGTGTGAAAATTTGGATTGGGAGTTTGTTGCAACTATTTAAAATTTATATCAATTACTTTTGTAAAATTGATATAAAGGAAAAATGACTATAAATGCATTAATTATTTATCGGCAAACATACTTAAAGACCTCCAGGGAAGCCAACAAGATTGGCGCCGATGCCGAAGCCTGCACCAGAACGAGCAGTCATGCCCATACTGGGGACATACGTGTCCAAAATGCTAAATGTGGCAGCCGCCGTCAAGGCAATCAACATGATCTCCTCAAGATTCAATGATTGCTTGGGGATAGCATAAGCAGCAATAGCCACCATCAAACCCTCAACTAAATACTTGATGATTCGCTTAATCAACTCGGAAATATCAAACAAGCCGTTCATTATATATTATGTGGTTAGAAAAAATAAACATCTTTAAAAGACAAAACAAAAGACAAAATAAAGATCTAAATATTTGCAAAATATAAATTGTTAAATAAAATACTTAGAATGAAAACGCGAAGGGATGTATAGATGAGTTTTTCTAAAGAGGTTCGCCCCACTGATTTATCATTTGAGAGAAAAGAGACTGCAACTGGCCAACCAAATCCTAAATATGTTGACATTTTGGAGGTAGACAAGCCTATTGCAGGCCAAAACTTTTGCTGCATTTCATTTGTTTCTCCTGAGAAGGTTTTAAAGCAAAAAGAGATGTTCTTTTTCCAGGAATTTCTAAATAAGTGGGAGTTTTCAAAGGCCATGGAGAAGTTTGTTCAGTTTTTGAACTTTGTTTCCTTCAAGTACAAGCTTACGTTTGAGGATGTTACCAAGGATTTCAAGGATTTCTTGGAGGAAGAGAAGGCCAGTCTTACTGGAAGTTCATTGGAGGATGATTACAGGACCTTTTTGGATAAGAATGAGGATCGTCTAGAGAAGGAGTTTAATGTAAAGTTCAACTTCCAAACTTCTATCCGCGGTCTCAAGATTCGCGGTTCTTTCCCCACACAAGAGGAGGCCGAGCTCAGGTGCAAGATGCTTAGAGAGATGGATCCTTACCACGATATCTTGGTTGGTCCTATTGGTATGTGGATGCCTTGGGACCCAGAGGCCTACCGCACGGGTCGTGTTGAATACATGGAGGAAGAGCTCAATCAACTTATGCATGAGAAGACCAAGAACGAGTCTTTGGCCAAGAATGAGTTTGACCAACGCGTCAAGGAGAGCAAGAAGAAGGCCATTGAGGAGAACATGAAGAATGCCGAGAAGAGTGGCAATGTTTTGACGCAAACAGTTGACAATGATGGTAACTTGGTTGGCATTAATAACTTGAACACGCAAGAGAATGTGTTCAATTCACAGGAAACCATCTCAGCCGCAGACATTCGCAAGGAGTTGTTTGAGGGTGAAAATATTGTTATGGGCAAGACGGATAATGGTCAAAGTGAGCTTATCAGTGGACCTTTTGCCACTAAGAAGAACGAGTAAAACATTGAATAAATAGTTTGTAAACTAGCTTAAAGAAAAAATTTTGTATATAGTGTTTATACGTATATATAAGATTTGTACGCGGCTAATAATCGTGGTAAAAGCAATCATCGTAATTTTCGCCCAGAAGAAGCCATTGGTCCATTTTACTTAAATAGTCAACTTTTTGTTCTCCTGTAATAGCATCAAAGTAAGAATAACGTGACCCTCTAAAACCAAAAGCTGAACCGCGATTCATCTTATTCAAATGCAAAATGGTCGTATATGGCTCATCCGTAAAGGAAGGTCCGTCCTTTATGCACGCATATGATGGAATTACATATTCATGCTTTCCAGAAGGATCCTCTGGACAGTTCAGCAAAAGTTTTCCTCTCTTGAACATGCAATAATAGTTATCATCATCTTCATCACTGTCATTAACTACCCATGCGCAGTTGTATCCACCTTTTCCGTCTGAGAAATACGTATATTTGTAGCTCACTTCGTGTTCAAGACCATAGTCATGCGCAGTTTCTGAGTATTTTATTGTTTTTTTGGGAAAGTTAATATAGAAAGCATCAATGAGTTGCGCCTTTATTTTGGCTTCATCTTGTTCATATCTCCATTCTTGCGCAGAACTGGGCAAATAAAGTTTGATAAGATTGGCTGGCCTTCTGTGCGGGGTTGAATGCAAGTGTAGGAATTTATCAAGCGCTCTTGTGGGGTACCACTTGCACTTGTATTTGTTTGTCTTCTTGTCAAGGACAACCTTAAACCGCAATCTTGTGCCCCTTGTTAGCCCTGACATGTAGCCAAGAATCTTATTAACAAGCTTAAGAGGTAGCTTGGGACCACTGTTGACAATTGCGTTTGCGCTCATTGTTGGAATATATTGATTTTGTTTTAGATTGATTTAGTTTGAAACTTGTGCAAAGACTCTGGGTTGTATTTGTAGACATTCTATTAAAGCATCTCAATTTTTTTGCTAATTGAGATTCTTTTATAACTGATTTTAAAATTTAAAAGCGTATCTACCACTTGCTCTTTTTAACGCTAATTTTTGGTCCTTGACCTCGCTTCTTGGTGTTATTTGGATCATATTTTTCATCCTCCTCATCAGAGTTTATATCCTTGCTGAGTTCCCAGAACTCTTTTGATCCCAATTTGAAGTCATTGTGCGAGTCAGCCTTGTACCAAAATACCTGATCCTGCAACTTGTTTGATTTCGCATTGTTGTTAATTACCAAGCACTCATAATTTTCCGTGCATTGATCCATGACTTGACAAAAGGACTCAAATGTTGGAAACATTCCCGCATAATTTTCGTAAATGCGCTTTCTATTTGCAATGTATGGTTCTCTCAAAATAAAAACATAATCTATATTGGTTCTCAGTGTGGGAGGAATGCCAAGAGGATATTGCATTGTTATAATAAGCATGATCTTCCAATGTCTCATTTAATACCATTCTATAATAGGCATTTGCTCCTATCATCACGGAATCTACACTTTTTAAATGGGTGTAGCACCCTCTCGGGTGGGATTAGACTATATTTTAAGCTATCATTAACGTTGATTAGACGTTTCAAGCCCACGAGCATTTAGTCGTTGAACTGCCACCATATCCTTATCATAACGGACTTAGGTGACTAGCTGCGGGTTATCTCTATTTTATGCCTTTTTACTGTACCTTATGTGATTAGCATAAGCCATTATAGTATTTTTACTATAATTTAGTAGCATAAACTTAACAAGACGTCTCCGCAATTTGGACGTGTCGCAAATGTGTTTATATTTCTTCCTAAACACATTCACTAGCTATTCTTTTGGAATAACTACGGCAAACATTCACCGTTCATAAATAGGAGACGCATCATTTTATCCCTGGCCCACGTGTTATCATAAAGACAATCATCAAGAATAACAAATGCGCGCGGATCAATCGTGCTTCTTTTAAATGTCTCTATTTCTTTTTTAACCTGTTTTAACACCTGTCGCTGCCGCTTGAGAATATTCTCCACAATCGCCGTATTGTACTCGTTGTGAATAAACAGTTTGGGCACTAATTTTCCGTAAAATCCGTTACCCTCTTCTGTGCCTGCAACAACAGTGCCAATTGGAATATCTTGATGGTAATAAAGGAGATCTCTAACCAAGAAAGACTTACCAGTATCACGACGCCCAATAAGAACAACGACTGGACCCTTTGCCTCATTTGCCTTGAAACTAATGCTTTTCATGTCAAACTTTTTTAATTCCAACGTCATATTCTCTCTACATTATGCAGAAAAATAAATAAACTCAATTACGCAAAATATGCAAACCATGTTATTTGACCATGCAATACATTCCAAACATGCGATTTAAAATTTGATTATAAATGTCTTTATCTTGGTAAAACCCCATGTATTCTTTTCCATTATTTGCAATCTTCTCGCATTCCTCTAAATGATCCAAACACCAATTATATTTTTCAAGCAAATCACTACCATCTACAGCAATGGGAATAAAATGCTTATAAGGTTCTAGTCCATTACCAAAAAGAATGTTTTCAAAAGTAAAAGGAAATGTGTGCAATGGACAGCAATTAGATCCAAGAGCCCACAAAAAAGAAGTGGATGTATCATTTCCCTCTAAATTTATAATAAACTTGTTTTTTGTTTGTTCTTCCTTTGTTAAAAGATGACTAATATATTTTGCATCTATCTGCTGATTTTTTTCCTTATTTTTTTCATCACCTGAAAATCTTACAATAATGTTTGGATGAATATCAAAAGTATTCTCTACAAATGTAAGCCGATGACTTTTTCCGTCTTTATTATGTTTCCAACGCCAATCATCATCTGGTCTACCGATCCAAATTGCATTGTTTGTCTTTAAATTAAATGGAGTTGTATCCTTAAAATTTATTAATCTTGTATGATACAAATCTAATGGAAATAAAACTAAATGATCTGTTTCATAGGGACGGTTGTGAACAAAACGAAAATCTTCCATGCGTCTAAAATCACCAAAATCTGCATTAAAAACAAATTGTTGTATGATTGAAGCATTTTGTGGGTTTTGTTTAATAAATTCTTTTAATTTTTCAATAAAATATGTTCCTCGTTTAATTAACATTTCATTTGCTACTTTATCAACAATTTTCCATAAACTATTATTATCACCATCACTCTCATAGTAAACAGTATATTCATTATTTATTTCAGCGGCACTAATAATTGAGTTGTTATTTGCCGCATCATTCAAAATATCATACCATTTGCCATAACGAAACTTTACTTGATGTGCAATAAATATTTCCTTTTCAAAAGTTGCTATATTTTTAGCAATTTCTGTTTTTGATAATAATATTACATGAATATTTACATTTGCTCCACATTTTTTAAGGATTGGCACATCATTCAAATCATCCGTTATAGCTACATCAAAAACTACATTAGATGAAGGTGCCTCTTTTTTTGAAACAAGTCTTATATTTTTGGATCTAGCATCAACTATAACTTTATTAATAATTGCCATGTTATCACTCATTATTGCATTTAATTGTATAGACATGTGTAACGTACTCTACTATATGTATTAGAGAAATATTTTATGAAACCTTTAGAATAAATGAACAAGAGACATATACATATTGATAGAATAAGTTAAAACATGATTTAATTAATATTCTATTTAGCTAATGATGATTAAGCTAGATTATCAAAAAAGAAAGAATCGTGAACTCTTTAGTTCTTTTGAAAAAAATGAAACCATCAACTTGTCAAATGCTCAAAACTATATTCCTATTTATACAAAATTCTTTTCCTTGAATGAAAGAAATTTCAATGCAATTAATCTCAATAATAAATGGTATATTAATGATTTGCACGAGAACATTGAGGACAATAAAAATCTGTTTGAATGCAGTTTAAAGAGCATTGAAGATGCTTCAGGAAAAAGTCAATCAAAGATGAAACCCGTGTTCTTTAAAATGGCGCCACTTTTGGATCCATTCAAGTTTATGGTTGGTAAATACAATGTAAATGATGAGAATTTGTTTTCTCTTCCTTCCATTTCACCTGAGCTAAATGGTGCAGTAAATCCAAAGATTCTAGGAGATAATAATTCAGCTTATGTAGACGGATTCTTTTCCTTCTTAACAAGCAAACTTTTGCATGAATATGGATTTATGCATGGTGTGGACTACTATGGATCATTCTTAGCACATAAAAATAATTTTACTGTAGACGTGATGGATGATCTTGAGTATCTTGTTAAATCTGAGTTTTTCAATAAATCCAAAAATATTCTATTTCAAATAGAGGAATATGACCATTTGGTTGAAGATGACAAGGTGCGCCTAAAGCCTATTAAAATTCACGGAAACAATACTCGTCATTCCAATATTTCCGCCAAGTCCATTAATAATGAGATATTTGAAAACATTTTCAGTGTTGAGGAACTGAACAATACTGCGACTGCAACTGAAAAAACGGCACTAGAGGTATCAACATTAACCCTTGAAAATCTTAAAGAACATACATTGGCCTTAGAGGTGGTGGATGTTTCTCTGCCTACTGAAACTGCAGATGAGGAAGAAAAAGGAGAAGAAAAGGAATCACGAACTTCCAACGAACATACTCATAAATCTATAACAACTATTAAATCTAGTTCAACCTCTGGATCTGGATCTACTTGCTCATCAAGAACATCTCATACAAATTCTAATGATGAAGTTTATTCTGGAAGTGAAGAGGAAGAAGGAGAAGAGGAAGAGGGTGAAGGCGAGAGATGTGGAGCATGCGATGCAGAAGATTACGACCCTAATATTGTTGATATAGAAGGAGAAGAACAAAATGACAAGGATGAGGAAACAGAATACACAGATGATGATGAGGGCGAGGATTCATCCTCGTGTGAAGAAGAAAGCGTCTATGTTACTATTCCCAAATTTCCTGTTCAGGTTATTTGCATGGAATATTGCGAGAACACTATGGACAGCTTACTTATGGAGAATGAACTATCCCACGACGAGTGGTTCTCTGCACTTATTCAAATTATAATGATGCTGATCACATATCAAAAGGCCTTTTCATTTACGCACAATGATCTTCACACAAATAATGTGATGTATAATACCACTGAAAAAAAATACCTCTATTACTGCTATAAGAAAAAGTACTACAAAGTGCCAACATTTGGCAGAATCTTCAAGATTATTGACTTTGGTAGAGGTGCATACAAATTTAATGGTCAACTGTTTTTTAGCGACAGTTTTCACCCAAATGGAGATGCATCAACGCAATACAACACTGAACCATATTTTAATGAGAAGAAACCTAGACTTGAGACCAATTACAGTTTTGATTTATGCCGTTTAGCGTGCTCCATTTTTGACTTTTTAGTTGAAGATGTAGATGAGGTAAAAGACATTAATTCTTGCAGCCCTATTATTAAATTGATTGTTGATTGGTGCACGGACGATAATGGTATTAATGTTTTGTACAAGAACACTGGAGTTGAGCGCTATCCTGGGTTCAAATTGTACAAGATGATTGCACGATGCGTTCACAAACACACTCCTCAGGCGCAATTAGAAAGAACCGCATTTAAGAAGTTTATTGTTGACAAGTCCAAGTTGGGAAAAAATGACAAGGTTATGAATATTGATGATATTCCTTCGTATGTTTAGACAAGTGGATTGCCTATTTTAAATTATAAAAAAAATATATGTATAATATAACTTATATTTTTTTAATGGGAGATAGAAATGAAGATGATAAAGTTGGAAAGAAAAAAAAATTTGGAGAAAGCTCAGTTTCATACTCAATGCCAAAAAAATCAGCTCTTGTATCAAACCAATATAGTGGATTTGGTGCATTCTCCGAAGATAATTCGCAAAACCCTTTTCATGAGTTTCTAGAACCACACGAAATTGCCGCACGCAATCAAAATAGAACAACAACTTATTCAGGAAAAGCTTCCATTGACCAAGATCAACATCTAACTAAAAAAAGAGTTACTTTGCCTCCACTATCAGTTAAAGTAATGGGTGAGGATACAACTAAACTGTATACTCTAGAACAATCAAAACTTTTGCGAGAGGAAAGAGATGAACTTTTTTATAATTTAAAAGCTGAAATCCGTAGATTAAAAAACAATATACAAACAAGAGGTAATGCCGCAGAATTGCAAGAACGTAGAAAAGAGGGTAACGCCCTTTTAGGAACTATTTTTGATAAAGATCCATCGGCAGACTATGAGTATACACCCGAAGATTTCTCTAAAAAAAGTAAATTATATCTTGAAGACCTAATTGAGTTGAATACAGAATACATAGAACTATGTAGAGAACTCTTAAAAAAGGATCCATCACAGTCGGATAGAATACAGTTTGAACAAAATAAATTAAAAGCAAATTTGCATGCTTTAATAAAAATATTATCAGAATCTGTAGAAAATGAACCTGATTCAGAGGAAGTTGACGGATGGAATGAATCAATCGCTAAATACCAGGAAATGTTACGCGAATTGGGAGAAGAAGGACCAGGATTAAAAGCGGGAGGTGGATCTGCAACAGAAGAAGAAGATTTTGGAGGAAGAAAAAAACCAAAGAGGAGGACTATAAAACGCAAATCGGCAAAAAGATCTAAAACTCGTAAATTAAAAAATAAAAATAAAAATAAAAGCAAGGGTAAAACTAGTAAAAAAAGATCCAAAAGGAGTAGAAGACGCTAAACACTATTTTATTCATCTGTAGTAAGATCAATAACCGTTAAATCTACTTTAGTAAAAGGCAGTTCCATCTTTTTTTCACATCCTGGACAAGCATGAGACGCATTTTCTCGCGCAAAACCAACAACAGGATCCCACCAACAAGATTGGCACACTTTATGTCCCCGATTTAAATACTTTATAAAACAACTTAAAGGCGTCAACGGATCAACGGTGGCTTTATTGCACATGCAACAACAATGCGGCATTTTCAAATATTATACTATAATCTAGTTATTTTAACCTGTTTATAGTATCATTTTTTTTTAGAATGCTGGATCACCCGTAAACACCACTGGAGCACTTGTTCCCACCTCGGCATCCTGAATCATGGGCTTCAATTGGTCAAGAATAAAGCTACCAAAGATCACGCTAAAGTACACCAACAAGGAATCACGGATCAATAACTTCAATGGCTTGCTCTCCTTTTCAACAAAGCGCATCTCAATAAACTTGACGATAAAATAGACGGCTGAGATAAATCCCGCTACAAAAAATACATTTTCCATTACATTATACTATTAGTTTCTTCTTAATAGTATAACGCACCATTGAAGTTACATTTATCCTAAAACCTCAATATCATCTATAAGCAAATCGGGCAATAATTCTAGCTTGGGAGGTTCAATGACATGCACATCCAAACTGCTTAATGGAGAGTCTTCCTCAAAAATTCTCAACCTTGGGTTATCATCTTCCTCGTCAGTCTCCAACCTGCGCTGAATATTTCTCAACTCACTAATCTCGTTCAATGTGTTAATATCCTTGGGAGCCTCCACAAACTCCTCATTATTGTTTGAATCGCGAACCATATCCATATTATTAAATGACAAGGATTGTGCAGGTTCTTGATCATAAGAGGATCCAATCTCCGTAGTAAGGCCACTTTGCTGCTCAATCAAACGCTCAGTCTCCTCTAGAGCGGGATTGGGGATGGTAACGGACTCTTGAATAATCTGCTCCTTAACATCCTCAATCACTTCTTCCTCCACAGACTCATCCAAATAAGCACGCAAAATGCCCTCAATGGGGATCGTCTCGCGCACAGTATTCAAGACGCACTCCTGAATAATCACTTCCATCTCCCTATTATGCTTCTGTGTTTGCAAAGGAGGAATACCCAATTCAAACAAATACACATTCTTGTAAAGCTTTCTTGCTACATTAATGTAGACCTTGTGAATAAAATCATTCAACTTGGGGATGTCAATATCAATCTTCTTTTGCTTTTGACCTGTTCTCATAGCAGTCAATAGCTTTAATTGAATAATGTGCACACATGTAACCAATTCTTCTAAATAAGCACATGCACTTTTCTCAACAATGCGCACCTTTTCCTGTTCAATAATATTGGGATTCCACTTAGGAATCCTGGTAATGAAATTTTGAAAGGTCATCAAATACTTGTCCATCTCATTATTATCACGACACAATTTGACGGCTTCTTCAAAAATAGATCTAAAGCCTTCAACTACAAGTGGTGTTAAAATGGTAAGCAAACGAGCACCCCATTCATTTTTTGACTCATGCAAACTTGACACGTTAAAGTCATCCATTTACATAAATGAAATATTTTCTAAACTACTATTTAAACTTATAAACACAAAATTCAAGATAAACAACATGATTAATTTCTCATTTCTAAATTCTTTGCGTACCTTGTTAAAGGCTATGAGCAATTCGTATTTTTTCTCCTCTGTAATTTTGAAAAAGTTGTCGCTCTCTTCCAATATTTGAATCAGGTCAAGAGCATTGTATCCTTTTTCATAAAGTTGCGCTGAAATGGTCAATAGAGTAGGCGCGACACACGTCTTGGCATCTATCTTATTCAACTCTTTTTTCAATGCATCTATCCTCTTCTTTTTAACATCTTTCAACTTAAATGTCTCCCCAATATTATACTTGTAAAGATTGATTTGTGCACCATTATATTCTGGTTCAGGCACATAGATCTCACAAAATCTAGACAAAATTGGCTTTAATAGTTTGTACTTGTCTTCCACAATTATGAAGAATCTTGTAGTATGGCTAAAAAGCTCAATACATCTTCTTAAAGCTGACTGAGCATCCATTGTCAGTTTATCGGCATTTAATAGCACAATGCTTTTAAATATGTCACCTCCATTTGAGTTAATGTTGGTCTTTGCAAAGAACTTCAGCTCTTCTCTAATAAATTTGATGCCTTTTCCATGTGCACAATTCACATACATAACAAAATCCTTTATTTTTTCGCGATTGTTACCATATATCATATTAATAAAGCCGTTTACAATGGTTCTCTTACCAGATCCGCTATTACCATGAAAAATAATGTGAGGAATCTTGTGCATCTCGTAAAAATATTTTAGTTTTTCTTTTATATTTGAATGAATTGGTAACATTTCTTATTGATGATTTATTATTACCAGATTATTTTTATATTCAAATAGAACGTATAATACTTTTGTAAAGAGTGTCCCAGAAAAGAATAAATGGGCAAAGTGGCTTAAAGAAACGCGCCCGTTCGCCTACATCATGTAGGGCAGACTTTGAAACCTGTGCTAAACTCATACTACATCCATGTAGGCAACGCCCTACATCATGTAGGGAGGCAGTTTAAAATAATTTTCAAATTATGCCCTACATCATGTAGGGAAGTGCGAATTTTTCAAATTTCCAAGACTTTTTTCGACAAAGTGATTTTGGACATTTATTTTTGTCCATTTTCCAAAACCTATTTTACTTTTCAGCTTTTTTTGCAAAAAAATGAGGTGTGAGCATAATGCTCTAAATTTCTTTTTTCTGTTGAAAAATTTGTGATTGAAAATTTTTTATTTTTTTTTTGATCTTTGCAAAAAACTATTTAGGAACTTTTTCTTTAGGAACTATATACGAATGATCTCCAAAAATTTAGGAGCTGAAAGTTCGGCGAAATTTGTCTGTAAAACATGTGACTATACATCATCACGCAAAAGTCAATATACCAGACATTTATTAACCGATAAACACAAATTACTAATAAATCCTAATAAAAACGTTCAAGATAAAAATTTTGCATGTGAATGCGGTAAAATTTACAAACATCAATCTAGTTTGTGCTTTCATAAAAATAAATGCACATCAGGTTTAGAAAAAGACAAAGAGGTGGATCAAGATTCGCCATTAAACCAATCAATGATGGTTGAGATTATTAAACAAAACCAATCAATTATGATGGAAAACAAAGAATTCAAGGAGCTCATTATTGAGCAAAATAAGCAATTATTTGCTTTGGCTAAGAAACCTTCTAGCATAACAAATATTAATAATAGCAAAAATACTATGAATAATAGCTTCAACTTAAATTTATTTTTAAATGAGACTTGCAAAGATGCAATGAATCTAACTGATTTTGTGGACTCGTTGCAATTGACATTGAAGGATTTGGAAAATACTGGAAAATTGGGATATGAAGAGAGCATATCACAGATTTTTATAAAAGGATTAAAACAGCTGGATTTCAGCAAAAGACCCATTCATTGCACAGATACAAAACGAGAAAGCTTATATATAAGAGATAAGGATGTTTGGGAAAAGGATCAAGAAAAGGAACGCGTTAGAAAAGCCGTCAGGAAGATTGCCAATAAGAATGTTAATCAAATTGTGGATTGGATAGAAGCTAACCCAGATTCACAAGACTATCATTCTAAAAAGAACGATCAATACTTGAACATTGTACTTAAATCCACGGGTGGTAGTACAAAGGAAGAAGAAGAAAAGCGCATTAACAAAGTAATTTCATCTATAGCAAAACACGTGGAAATTGATAAAAGTATTTGTCCAGATGAGTGATAATTAAATTATTTTGGAAAAACTTTTAATTATATTATTACCATTTTAATTGTGGATTGGTAATAATATTTATTTTTAAACAGAGTTGGTCAAACTATGCGTATAAGGATTTGCGCGGAATGCATTCAAAATATCAGGTTCAATACGTTCACATCCAATACATTGGTCGTAATATTGAGGTACATTTATTTTACCATACGTCTCCTTATTAGGACCCATAGGAGTTATTGCTGCGGGACTCCACATTCTAGTATTATTGCGATCTGCATCCACCTTGGCAATTGAAATATTCGTATTCTGGTTGAAAATCTGGGTATTTCCATGGTTTGTACGCGCGACTGATAACTTCTCTTTGGTCTGGTTTGTCGTGGCAATGTAAGCCGAATCATAAGACGTATATCCGTGACGAGTAGCCCCTCCACCAACAGTGCCCACGTAATCAGTGCAAGTTGTTGTGTCTCTTTGATTCTCAATCGCTTGCTGTTCGCTGACTGTATAAGCTCCTTCTTTTTGATTACCAATATAGGCATTGGGTTGATAAAGTGTCGTCTCTTTAATTGTCGTATTGGGCGTATCATAAGGATTCAACGTGTAGTTTGAGGGCACACGACTCTCCATATTACCATACACGCGAATATTGGACACGTATTCTTCCTTTCTGGATGGTTTTAATACATCCATTAGTGGAGCAATAACAGCGCCAATAGCAGAGCTAAATCCACTGCGAATAGTTGCTGGTTGCTCATTACATGAACGATTGTTCACATAGTTGGTGTGACTTTTTTGCGTCTTGTCCACTTGAATTGCATTTGGGCCACGACCAGAAGCAGATGAATGCGCTACATCATTCACCTGTAAAACGGGGCGCTTGGGATCCTGAGTTTTGCCAGGAATGTATGTAGCCGTTTTTTGAGCGGATGAAGCTGCGCCATGATAGTGTTGAGTAACGTCATTGCGGTGACTTGTTTTAACAATCTCCTCGGCCACAAGACGATTACCCTTCTCCAAACCAGTCGTGGTTAACCAACGATCTTGAGTGTTAAGGAAAAAGCCATCTGGTGTGTACTTTTCAACTCGCCCTAAAATACCGAGATTCTTAACATTTGATGCTGCTGGACCCTCGTGGTTAATTAAAGAGAACTCTTGTTTGGGATTTGTAGATACGCGCAACTCATCCACAGTCTTGGGTAACCACTTGTCGCGGGCCTCCATACCCGAGTTGTAACCAGCGCTGCCCTTGGAACCATACCCTTGGTCCAACCCAGGACCAACGTACTCGGATTCAAAAGGCTTTACATTATTGTTTGCCATACCAGGATTCACACGGGATTGATAGAAATCACTCATATTAGGGGTACCGTAAGCCCATTGCACGTTGTCTTGTGGCTTAAATAAAGGCGCCTGCTCAATCTTTTTAATAACTTGTGATCCAGTGCCAGACATGTTATCCAAAACACTTTGAGCAATGTTATTGTTGTAAATTTGTCCACGGATTTTTCCACCATAAAAGGGAACCATGTTATTATGCTTAAATTCCACGGAATCTAAATAATTTCCAGATAAGGAATACATATTTTGAGGAGTATTTCCAACTTTTACTCCAGCATTTGCCCGAGTTTCATAAAAATTTTGATCAAAATATTTGTCAGTGGCAGCATTAGGATTGGCGTATTCTTGGACAGTGTCTATTAACTCCTTATCATTCATAATTGGATAATTCTCTGGCGGAATATTTGTATTAGGAAGATAATTTTGATTTTGGCGTAAATTTGCAAATCCTTCTGTACTACCATTTTTAATTGACTTTTGGCCAGGTTTATTTTTACATTGTTTTGAATTTTGATTGGATGCTACATACATACCACCCAAGGCTATTAAAGGTATCGCTAATTCCATTTACTTATATTATATAAAGTATTTTATTTTTATATAGAATACTTTACATTTTCTATTGTCAAGAGTTTCTTTTTTTTTATATTTTGTTTACTTTTTAAATTACATACTTCTTGAAGAAGGGGAAACATACTCGCATGAATTGGTTTGGCTGCATGTGTTTGGACCACCAACATAGCTTCCACGTTCTGGATTAACGGGATAAGGAAGAAGAGGTCCATTCACCATTGCATTTCTGCAATCAGCACCCTCTCTTACAAAATTATCTTTTTCTAAAATACGTGTGCTTAAATTATTTTGAAAAGTCATACAAACATTTGCTTGAGGGTCTAATGGCAATGCACCCCAGTTAGATTGCTCCGCCTCTCTTGCTGTCCATGCGGGCATAATTGCGCGAGACTGTTCAGTTGTAAGTGAATTACAAACAGGATACTGAATTGGTCTTGTGTCCACCTTTCTATTAACATATTCATCTTTTCCTAAACAATCACGACTTAACCTGCGGTCTATGCCAAATAATGAGCTCTCCAAGGCTATAGAGTTTGTCCACAAATTGCCTCCCCATTTTTGAACAATGATTGATGGATCTTCCATATAGCATGGCTTATCTCCATTTCCAGGAACATTCAATATAAAGCGTCCAGGTCCAGTCATTATCTGGTTTTGTTTCATAATTCTGCATGGATCATCGTGGATTCTTGTAAAAGACATTGTATTATATTTATTGGATATTTTTTTTAAATCCATCTAACAACTTATAATTTAAAAAAAAATTGCAATGATATTACTAAAAATACTATTAAACAATATTAGACGCACCACGGTTTGGTTATACAATAACATGGCGAACTTTACAAGTACAAGTACAAGAATGATGATACTGTTTATATGCTTTGCATCATTAAAAATGAACGCAAACGCGTTCAACCTTAGAAATTTTGGCAATGATTTATTCTCCATTAAAAACGCTCTTGCGGTGCGCGCGTTTGTTTATAGTTTAAGACAACGTCTTACCGAAGAAATTTTTGAAGAAGATAATGTTCTCTCGCAGTTTGAAAAAACGCAGTATTTTGATGTTATCAGTAATGCAGCTATATCTGGAAGTCATTCAAACTTGCACAAGTATCATAATACAGATTTGATTAACACATTGGTCCAGGATTTTATGTATGTTTCACTATTTGTATTGCTATCGTCTCGCATATTTAAAAGTATAGATGCTGAAAATGCTAATGCCAATGCCAATGCTAATGCAGAAATAGAGTGTCCATTAACTTGTATTAATAAAAATGAGAATGAGAATGAAGATGATTCTAAAAAAATTGCACCTCAGTTATTCCCTTCAAAATTAAAACAGTTTGACTTTTATTATGATGCACAACGCCTGGCAAGAATGTTCCTCCTTATATTCTATATTATATTCACCAAAAATGTTCAAAGTGTCACATAAACAAAATTAACAAACTAAACTGTTCTTTGCAACATTGACTATTTATAAAATAAATATAAATTATATAAATAAGGTTATGAAACTACTTTATGCCCCTTTCTTAATAAATATATTCTTAATTGTAGCATTTGGTTTTATTTATTGGTATTTTTGTGATGAATTTATTAGCAAGTTTGAACAAACAACAGATAAAGCCAACCTGTTAGATTTTTTTTATACAAGTATAACTATTCAGGCAGGTATAGGATATCTTGGTATAATTCCTATTTCAGTTTTAGGCAAAGTACTATTAATGCTGCAGCAAATTTGCATGATATCATCTAATATTATTATCATTTACTTGGTTCATTTGCATTTTTTTGTGTTGTAAATCTTAGGAAATTATAAACATTAATTTTTTACACAATAATATTCCTAATAAATTTAACTTAAAACTAATACAACCATTAAAGTATACTTTGTTGCATGGATCTAGTTATTACTGAAAAAATTGGTTTGTCAGTCCCAACACTTTGTTTAAATATGATTGTTAAAAATGAGAGCAGGATCATTACAAGAATGTTTGACACTGTTGTAAAATTAATTGATTGTTATTGCATTTGCGATACTGGATCAACGGATGATACTATTGAAATAATTGAAAAATATTTTAAAGAAAAGAATATTCCTGGAAAGGTTGTGCATGAACCATTTAAAAATTTTGCATATAACCGTAATTTTGCTATTAAATCTTGCGTTGGTATGAGTGACTATATTTTGCTTATGGATGCCGATATGAAACTGGATATTAAAAACTTTGACAAGATGGCATTGTTGCAAGCCGATTTTTTTACTATTTTGCAGGGCTCAGAGGCCTTCTATTATGAGAACACAAGAATTGTAAAAAATACAGGACAATTTGAATATGTTGGCGTAACACACGAATATATAAATGTTCCTGGTGGTTCACTTAAGGGAACTATTTCAAAAAATGGACTGTTTATTATTGATGTTGGAGATGGAGGAGCAAAGGGTGATAAATTTGAGCGCGATATAAGATTATTAGAGGGCGGTCTTCTAGAAGAACCAACTAATGTGCGTTATCATTTTTATTTGGCAAATACTTATCATGACACGGGTCGCTTTGAACAAGCAATTGAACTGTATACCAAGAGAATTGCGCTTGGAGGATGGGATCAAGAAATATGGTATAGCCATTATCGCATTGGATGCTGTTATGAAAAAATGGGAAAAATAAAGGAGGCTATTTATAGTTGGCTGGAGGGATACAATTTTTTTCCAGATCGCATTGAAAACATTTATGAAATTGTAAAACATTATAGAATTATAAGCAAACATAAATTGTCTAAAATGTTCTATGATATTGCTCGTAATGTAATCAATAAAAATTTGAACAAGGAGGCCTATTTGTTTTTGCATAATGATGTATACACTTACAAACTAGAGTACGAGTTGACTGTCATTGGTGCGTACATTGGTATGCGCACCATAAATCATCAAGTTGTTACTGTTTTGAATAATTCTTTTGATGAGTCTATCAATGAAAACTTATTATCTAATTTGAAATTTTACAAGTTTATTTTAAATCCAAGGATGACTGTGCGTTTAAGTGACGAGTTTGACTATAATGTGGGACCCGTTAGTAAAAAATTCTTGTCTTCTTCTTCTTGCATTATTCCTCACACATTTACATATGATTTTGACTCTAGTGTAAAAGATATTACTATTGATGGATACATGATGAATGTTCGTTATGTGAATTACTACATTTTAGATAATGGTGGTTACACAAACTATGATAATCATATTGTTTCTTTAAACAAGTGCATATTTATGACAAAGGACTTCAAGATTATTAATGAGAAAACTAAGTTATTTGAGCTAGATTACAATGGACGTCTTTACATGGGAACGGAGGATATAAAAATCTTTAAGGATCCCAAGACTCAAGAGGTTAAAATGATTGGCACGGCATTTCACGGCAATGATAAGATTGGTATTGTTATTGGTGATTACGATTTGACAAAGCCTACCCTAGATGCAGTTGAAATAAATCCAGAATTTTGCAGAATGGATTGCGAGAAGAATTGGGTTTATGTAAATTACAAGGATGAATTAGCTGTTATTTATCGTTGGTATCCATTGTTAGTTTGCAATATTAAAAAGAATGAGTCTACGGGAGAACAATTGATCCATAAAAATTTTGAAAATGCAAATATGCCAAGGATTTTCCAAAGAGTTCGTGGGTCTACTTGCGGGTTTTCTCACAAAAATGAGATCTGGTTTGTTTGCCACATTGTTTCTTATGAAGCACCCAGACATTATTTCCATATGTTTGTAGTATTAGATGAGGATATGAATTTATTGCGTTATAGTGCTCCATTCAAATTTGGAGAATCCCCAATTGAATATTGTCTTGGTTTGCTTGTAGAGGATGATCGTTTATTAGTAACATATAGTGAATGGGATAGGACCACACAAATTGCTGTTTATGATAAGTCCTATGTTGAAAACATCCTTTGTTACAAACTTTGAATAAATTCGTATTCTTAAACAAACACTTAAAACTAATGATTTATTTATGTTATATAAATACCATGAATAAAACGCTGCATATTACAAATCATGTGGGAACAACAAAAAATCTTGAAAATGTATTTCAGTATTTGCAACGGGATTATAATCTTACTATTAATTTAACAACCAAAAAGTGCAATTTTCCGCTTTATATAAGCAAATCACATGCAGATCATATTTGGTACCAAGAATATAAAGAGCAATTACTCGCGGAAGATTATACGACACTTGTATTTACTGACACATGCATGTACGCGCGACCATTTTTGCAAAATATGGATGATCATGCGCTGAAAATCATTGTCTATATAACAAACCGATTTGATTGGGGTATATGGGGATTCACAGATAAAGAATTTCTTGCTTTGTATGCTAATGCATCTTTGCACGACCGCGTAATATTTATTGCCGATAATCGGTATGATCAGGCATATGCTTCTGCGCATAATATTAAATTTTACTATAATGATATTGTTAGGTTAACACCAGAAATTGTTGCAAATGACAACAAAGCTTGCATTATTGGACCAAAAACGGATAAAATGTTTGTATACAATCGTGGATCAAAAGTTGCCGATTATCTTCCTTTGATAAAAAACGACAGTTTAACAAATGTAGAGTTGGATATATTTGGCGAAAACTACAAGAGATACAGAAACCAGGCGCACATTTGCGAATACATTGGTTACCTTCATTTGCCTTATCAAACTAACATTCAATCCCTGTGGGAAAACTTGGGTTACGGAATTGTGTATTTTATACCTTCACAAAAATTTTTCAATGAACTATTGTTTACAACTGAGTGGTATTACTGGGAAGAAAAGACTAGACCACACGATTTATTAAAAGCAAGCATTTCGTTGGCAGAGTGGTACCAGGCGGAAAATGCCGATTATTTTGTTTATTTTAATTCCTGGACTGATTTGCAAGAAAAAATAAATTTTTACAGGGAAAATACGGAAGATCTAATTGCTAAGAAAAAGTTGATCTTTACTAAAATCAAAAATAGCAATACAAAGAATTTGACAAAATGGCATAATATATTTACTAATTTTCTTGGTTGTTGATGTTTTGTAAAAGATTCTTCATATAGATGTCGTCTTTTAAAATAGTAAAATATGTTTTGTGTGTATATCTATTTGGAATCCCTAATTTGGCGGCATATGCATCCCATATTTGCGCTCGGCTTTGCACATTTGGAATAAGATTAAGCTCGCGGCCTCTTGCAGTAATCAATTTTGCGTTATCCTCTGGATTAATGCAGCCGACTGCGCTTATAACTGCATAGTAATTGTCCTTTTCTAGACCATTCGCCCACATATACAAATAATCTATGCCCCATCCAATAAGCGATGGGATGTAAACGCGCATCAAATTTTCCATGGCAACTTTGGTAAAAAGGGGCGTATTCACCTCTACAAAATTGGTAAATCTTATAAGGGTTTCATTGTCCTGTTTTGTTACATCATGGGAAATTTTACCGCATTCTTTAAATGCTGGCTGACAGATTGCCAAATTATATTTGACGGAATATTTGAACATTTCATTTATATCCTGTGTAAACATCATAATGTCGTCATCTACAATAAAGAAGCGTTCGTATTGTGCAATGATCTCTGGCCTCGTTGTGTAAAAATAATGGAAATTCTGGAATTTGGATCCTTTGCGTCGTTCAATGTGTTTTACGACTTTTTTATATGATTCAAAATTTTGTTCATTGTCTCCATAATAAAAGACATATATGTCATAGTTTGCATCTAGACCAGTCCACAATTTATGGAATAGTGTGTTATCGCCTGCGGATGTAAATACCATGTTTTTTTTAGTTGTTTCTTCTAATTTTGTAAATTCTGCCATATTCTACTTAATATTAAACATTATTAATATTAAGAATTTTTTGTTTCTACGAAGATTTATAATTTAATTTAATTTATACAAAGCTAAATTTATTACATTTATTTGTTTATCAAGGAATCAATCGTTGCTTGTTGTTCAGTTACAGTTGTTTTGAGGTCCTTTACTTGTTGGCTTAATTCTTGGACTGCTTTTACAAGAATTGGAATTAATTGATTTGTTGTTACACCGTATTTATTAGGATTTTCAGTATGTACTAAGTTAGGAATTTCTATGCCAGTTTCTGTTTGAGCTTGCAATAAATTTTGTGCAGTAAAACCAACATCAGTTCTGCCTTCTAATCCTCCACCTCTTTGGTTCCATTCAAAACGTATTGGTCTAATTTTATTTATAAAATCTACTCCTGCATCTAAATCAAGTAAATTTTTTTTGTCTCTTTCATCACTTACTATAGTTAATCCAACTTGACATTTAAAACTAGCTATTGAACTATTGCCTAAGTATATTTCATTTGATGTAGTTATTGTAGTTGGGGCCGCTCCATTTCCAATTAAAGTATTATTTGAACCAGTTGTCAAAGTTGAACCAGCTGTATAACCTAAGCAAGTATTGCTTGCGCCAGTTGTTACAGCTGTACCAGCGAGACTTCCAATAAAAGTGTTTCTAATTGTTGTTCCTGACTGGACTAATCCAGTCTGGTAACCAATAAAAGTATTATCATTACCAGTTGTAAGAACGTTGCCCGCCTGTTGACCAACCATAGTATTTTGCCCGCCAGTTGTTACAGCTGCTCCAGTAGTAAACCCGATAAAGACATTACCTGCTTGTGTTGGTTGACCAACTCCACCCCCAATTAAGACATTTCTAACAGGTGTGGTTGTGTCACTTAGCACCGAAAGAACTCTACATTTAAAACTTGTAATGGATGTATCGCCCATTACTATTTCATTTGATGCACTTGCTGAACTTGCGACTGCCGAGGCGCCTATAACTATATTATTTAAACCAGTTGTTAAACTTGAAGCAGCTAAATTACCCAATAATGTATTACTGTCTCCAGTTGTTAATGCAAAACCCGAACGTTGTCCAACTGCTGTATTTAATTGTCCAGTGCATACAAACAATGCATTTGCTCCAACTGCAGTATTACTTCCACTAGAAACATTTGCATTTAATGCTTGATAACCAACCGCTACATTGGCACCATTTATTGTATTAGAAGCCATTGCTTGATAACCAACTGCCACATTAGTGGTGCCACTAGTATTTGCAGTTAAAGCTTGATACCCCACTGCAGTATTAAATGTACCAGTTGTATTTGACTGTAATGCACTCGTTCCTACAGCGGTTAAATTTGAAACTGTCGTATTTGCAGCCAATGTAAATGCACCCACGCCAACATTTCCTGTTCCTGTTAGATTTGAATACAAACTAGCACCACCTAATGGACCCGTTGGTCCAATAGCAACATTGTGTGTTCCAGTAGAATTAAAATATAATGCATGTGAACCAATTGCTATATTTTGCACACCAACTCCAACATTTGAAAATAATGCATTAGATCCAACGGCTGTATTATTGGCGCCCGTTGTATTTGTTCTTAAAGCCTGATATCCTAATGCTGTATTGTTGCTAGCGTTATTAGAAGTAAGCGCAAAATGACCAATTCCTGTATTGTTGCTCCCATTATTAACAGCACCATTAGCAGATGATAATGCATTTTTACCAACTGCAGTATTATTATTACCATTTATATTTAATCCTGCTTGAAATCCCACCGCAGTATTATTTACAGCGTCTAAAGTTGTAGGAATGGCCGTATTATTATTGTATTTCAACGCTTGGTAACCGACGGCGGTTTGACTTCCTAATGTTCCTGTGTATCCTTGCATAGCTTGATAACCAATGGCTACAAGTCCTGTTGCACTAACTGAAAGCTGCAAAGCAGAATCACCTATAGCCACGTTACTAATTCCTGATGTGTTGCTAACAAGAGAATTGGAACCAACCGCAACGTTTCCAGTTGCGCCAACATTGGCCGTCAATGAATTGTAGCCTATCGCTGTATTATTAAAGCCAGTGGTATTCCTAAATAATGCATTGGAGCCAACCGCTGTATTTCCAGTTGCACCAACATTAGAAAATGTCATTGTATTAAACCCAATTGCTGTGTTATTAGTATTTGCATTTGTGGGAATATTTGTCATGGAATTTGTTCCCAAATTGACGTTGGAATAACCCAAATAAACAGGATCTGATCCTATAACCCATGTATTTGCAGTCGCACCCCAAATTAAATATTGACCGCCAGTATTTGCGGAAAGTATAGATCCTGTTGGGCCAGTTGGTCCAGTGGGTCCTTGTAAACCAGTAGGACCTGTTACTGTACTTGGTGCACCAGTAGGACCAGTGTTTCCTTGTAATCCAGTAGGACCAGTATTTCCTTGTAATCCAGTAGGACCAGTGTTTCCTTGTAAACCTGTAGGACCAGTGTCTCCTTGTAATCCAGTAGGACCAGTGTTTCCTTGTAATCCAGTAGGACCAGTGTTTCCTTGTAAACCAGTAGGACCAGTGTTTCCTTGTAATCCAGTAGGACCAGTGTTTCCTTGTAATCCAGTAGGACCAGTGTTTCCTTGTAATCCAGTAGGACCAGTGTCTCCTTGCAAGCCTGTGGGACCAGTGTCTCCTTGCAAGCCTGTTGGACCAGTGTTTCCTTGTAATCCAGTAGGACCAGTGTCTCCTTGCAAGCCTGTTGGACCAGTGTCTCCTTGCAAGCCTGTTGGACCAGTGTTTCCTTGTAATCCAGTAGGACCAGTGTCTCCTTGCAAGCCTGTTGGACCAGTGTCTCCTTGCAAGCCTGTTGGACCAGTGTTTCCTTGTAATCCAGTAGGACCAGTGTCTCCTTGCAAACCTGTTGGACCAGTGTTTCCTTGTAATCCAGTAGGACCAGTGTCTCCTTGCAAGCCTGTTGGACCAGTGTCTCCTTGCAAACCTGTGGGCCCCGTTTCTCCTTGCAAGCCTGTTGGACCAGTGTCTCCTTGCAAGCCTGTTGGACCAGTGTCTCCTTGCAAACCTGTGGGCCCCGTTTCTCCTATATAACCTGTTAAACCTCTACATCCGCGGGGGCCAGTAGGTCCAGTATTTCCAGTGTAACCAGTAGATCCTGCTGGACCGCGTGGACCTGCATCACCCGCTGGACCAACTGAGCCAGCACCCCCACCAGCCACACCACAACATCGCTTACTCCCTAAATAATCATTGTAGCTTCTTACAAAATTTCTGTTTAACTGCGACATATATAATATTATTACACATATTATTATATATTTTTTTCGCTAAGATACTTTATTTTTGGAGTGCAATACACTAATAATTTTATGAAGAAAAATAAAAAGAAAAAATGTTATCATTATAAATATAATTTTTTGTTGCATTTTTAAAGTTGCGTTATATTTTCAATTACAAATGCAACAGTTGACCCTGATGGGGTTGTAGTATTACTATTAGTTGAGAATGCGTATAATTGTAATGTGCAACTAGTTCCTGCTGAAATAGTAGTAGAACCCAAATTAAAAACATCAGTAAATGACCCTGTAAAAGAACCTCCGGGACCGGGAGCATAACTTTGTTGAGTGTTATATAACAGTAGAGCATTTGATGCGGTGTAATTAAAAATTGTAGCAGGATAATAACTACTAGGTGCAACGAACAGTTTTAAATAAAGCAATAAAGATTCTGCGGAACCCTGAACAACATAAGAAACTGTTACTTTAAATTTATTTAAACCACCTGCTGGAGCTGTAAAATTTGTTCCACTTGTTAAACCAACACCAGGGCCAGGTTGATTAACAACTGTTCCACTTGCACTTGATCCGGTTATATCAATTGTTACATTGCCTCCTGTTCCTACTACGTAATAATTTATTGTTCCGCCTCCGTTTAAACCCGTGGGTCCAGGTGCGCCAGTAGGTCCAGTATTTCCCTGTAAACCAGTAGGACCTGTTACTGTACTAGGTGCACCAGTTGGTCCTGTTTCACCTTTCAAGCCTGTAGGACCTGTTTCTCCTTTCAAACCAGTTGGTCCCGTTACTGTGCTAGGTGCACCAGTTGGCCCTGTTTCTCCTTTCAAGCCAGTAGGACCTGTTACTGTACTTTGAGGACCTGTTTCTCCTTTCAAGCCAGTTGGTCCCGTTACTGTACTTTGAGGTCCTGTTTCTCCTTTCAAGCCAGTTGGTCCCGTTACTGTACTTGGTGCGCCCGTTGGGCCAGTTTCTCCTTTTAAACCCGTTGGTCCTGTATTACCCGTTGGTCCTGTATTTCCTGTGGTTCCTATATCTGCTGCGACTTGCTTGATTGAAATAAAATTATAATTATAAAAATTGTTATTTACAATGTTTAATTGTAGAGTAACAGATAATACATCACCTACTGTTAATAATGCTATAAATGGAGCATTAGCATGATATGAGTCTGGAGGCGCATAGTTTGGTGAAGTGGCTGTGTTATAGGCTGTTACAATTGTAGAATAAGTGCTTCCTGTAATTTGTGTTATACCTTTTAATATTTTTGATGTTGCTGTATAGGAAAAACTTGTTGTATCAGTCTGTGTGCTAGTTATTGTTGTATTATAAGCTATTTCGTAATATCCTGTTTTTGGTATTGTAAAGGTTGTGCCAGTTCCATTTGTAACAATGCCACCAGCGGAGACTATTTGCGTTGGAAAGGGTAAAGTTACTGGATCTGTATTAAGTATTGCTACAGCTGCTCCAGAATAATAATAACTAGCAACGATATTTGAAGCAGACCCTGCGGCTCCAGCTGGTCCTGTTGGTCCGGTGCAACAAGGTCCAGTGGGACCAGTTACTGTACTAGGTGCACCCGTTGGGCCAGTTTCTCCTTTCAAGCCTGTAGGACCGGTTACTGTGCTTTGAGGCCCTGTTTCTCCTTTCAAGCCAGTTGGTCCCGTTACTGTACTTGGTGCGCCAGTTGGTCCTTGCAAGCCAGTTGGCCCTGTTACGGTACTTTGAGGTCCTGTATTTCCTTGTAAACCAGTAGGTCCTGTTACTGTACTTGGTGCACCAGTTGGTCCTTGCAAGCCAGTTGGCCCTGTTACAGTGCTTTGAGGTCCTGTATTTCCCTGTAAGCCAGTAGGTCCCGTTACTGTACTTGGTGCACCAGTCGGCCCAGTTTCACCTTGTAAACCAGTAGGTCCTGTTACTGTGCTTTGAGGTCCTGTTTCTCCTTTTAAGCCAGTGGGTCCGGTATTTCCCTGTAAACCAGTAGGTCCTGTTACTGTGCTTTGAGGACCCGTTACTCCTTGCAAGCCTGTTGGTCCAGTATAACCAGTGTCTCCTTTTCCCGCAAAACTACCAGGAAGACCAGTTGGACCTTGTAATCCCGTGGGGCCTGTTGGTCCAGTATAACCAGTGTCTCCTTTTCCAGCAAAACTACCAGGAACACCAGTTGGACCTTCTAATCCAGTAGGACCTGTTTCTCCATGATATCCAGTTGGACCAGTAACTGTACTCGCTGCTCCTGTAGGACCGGTTTCTCCTCGCAAACCTGTGGGACCAGTTACTGTGCTTGGTGCGCCAGTTGGTCCTGTTTCTCCTCGCAAACCTGTTGGACCTGTGTAACCAGTAGGACCAGTATTACCAGTGGGACCAGTATTACCAGTCCAACCAGTAGGTCCAGTAACTGTGCTTGGCGATCCAGTGGGTCCAGGTATACCTTTGTCACCTGTCACTCCTTTACATCCACGGGGGCCAGTAGGCCCAGTATTTCCAGTGTAACCAGTAGATCCTGCTGGCCCACGAGCCCCGTCTTCACCAGCTGGACCAACTGGGCCAGCACCCCCACCAGCCACTCCACAACATCGCCTACTCCCTAAATAATCATTATAGTTTCTTACAAAATTTCTGTTTAACTGCGACATATATAATATTATTACACATATTATTATATATATTTTTTACTAACTTATTTATTTGCATTTTGCAAAGGCGTAAAAAAACAAAAACAACAAAAACAACATTTAAACCACTCACAATATTTTTCACAAAAAGAGCGTTTAAGTCGCTTAGATCCATCAAGCAATTCAATCAAGGAAACTGCATGTCCATTACTATCCATGCCATTGTTCATATTAAATATTCTGTATTTACTAATATAATGCACAGTTTTAAGAAGAGGGAAGAGAACTCAAACATAAATGGATTTCGCCCAAACTTGCCACACTATACTTTACAACCATGGGCAAATCATTTTCCAAGTAGATCTCAATTTGCGAACACAAATTTGTGCACTTGATAAAATACCCGAGATTCTTCAAAGAAAATTCTCCCTGAATTACCTTGGATGAATCCTGCTTCAAAATGAATCCCATGCTGCCATCAGATTCGGCTCGGTGAATTTCGGCAGAAGCAAATTGACCTTGGCACTTAAAAATTAGCTCATTGCCAACTGACTTAATTTCCAACTTGTCTGAAATGGCAGACAAATCACGAATAATCTTTTGGAAATCACTGGATGGCAAATTGATAATGGATGAGAACTTTACGTCGGGATACTCAAGCTCCTCAGGCTCAGGCTCAATAAGCCTCAACTTTTGCGTCTTGCATTGCTTAATATCGCCATTCTCAAACTTGAGTGCCAAGTGCGAAACAATTCCATCCGCATAATCATCCTTTTCAATGTAAATTGTTAACGTATCATCATTGTCAATAGAATTGATCAACTTGAATAGGTGAAACATATTAACACCAATAATAATTTTTTCCTTGGTGCACTCATAGAACTCAAAATTCTGGGCTCCCAAAAACAAATGTGCTAAAATAGTGTGAGACTTGTCCATATTGATAATGCGAATACCATCGGGCTTAAAGGTGATGTTCGTCTCAAGTAAAATATCCTTTAGAGCAGTCATTAATGTCCTAAATGGGGCAATTTGAACGGTTTTAATTGTTAATACATTTCCCGCTGAACTAGGATTCTTTGCAAAAGTTGACATTATATTTAGATTTTTGTCAAAAGGCTTTAAATACTTATGTAAGCAATAAATTTAATTTTTAACGCATTAAATTTATTAGTTGTATTTTGGCTTTTTTTTAGTTTTATTTCCAGTAGCCACTATTTAAAGTTTTGATTTTGGAACTCTACGTGTACCATGACCATACTTCTTTTTGGCGCTTAATCCCATTTTCAAGGCTTTGCTGCCAGGTTTGCACCCTTCTTCTAAAATATTGAAATCTACCGCCGCAGCTTTTCCACCAGTTATAGAACTTGCTAAACGAGCGACGCCCCAAGATTGAGCCGTTTGATTTGGCCTAGATCCGCTTGAAAAATAGGCGCCTTCACCTTTTTTAACAATATGTTCTAAAGCTTCTTTGGAGCATCCTGTTTTTTTAACAAGTTCGGCATTAATTGCTAAATTGGGGATATTATATATTCTTTCGGCGTCGCTTAAATGCTGGGATTTTTTATGTGGGTATGATTTTAGTTTTCTGCGAGTATAGTATTGACCCTTCTTATACAGCTTAATAGATTTCTGCAGCATTTTGCTTTGCGTTTTTCTGTCTTTTTTAGACAACTTGCTGGGAAGATATCGTCGTGTTATCATTTTTTTAGATTTTGCAGACATGCACTGTTTCTATTATATCTTTGTATTATCTTTTATAAAAATGCAAAAATAAATTAACGGATTAATATTTTTGTTTTTATGCATACATATCTTTAATTATATTTGTTATTGCTGGTTGTGTGATAGTCCAATGTGTATAAGATGCAAGTAAGTTTACTTGTCTAGGAGTTAACTGAATTACACTGCCAAAGTTTTCAAATACAGTTTTATATAGCGGAAAATTGCCTAATTCACTAAAATTACCTCCAAATTCACTTCTAATATTACTTGGCAATGCATTGTTAAATATGGATGATGGCTGCAAAATTATTACAAAAAAATCAACCTGGTATCCTCCTTTTATACAATTTAGTTTATTAGGAAGAACATTTAATGTGGCTCTTGCGTACACTGGACCACCAGCAGCTGTAGTTGTCTTTAATTGATTTTGAAAACTGGTCCAGGCACTGCTTTCAAATACCTGTGCGGAATCTAATTTAAATAATGGATCATTGTCTGCAATTTGAGCACTAGTAGGAACACTATGTTCCAATCCAAATAAATTTAATAAACATACGCCTGAAGCATAAGAATTTGGATACCCACTTACACTATTGCTACCCAATAACACACCAGTATTATCAAAACAAATAATTTTTTTGATTCCTCTACTTAATAAAGCTATTATTCCCAAATTATCGCAAATTCCTCCATCTCCAGTTGGTACTAATTTTTGCGTTACATTTGGTACAGTGGGGCACCAATAATTATATTGTGGGCTAAGGTCAATATTAGCAATAGATGCATGCAATGCAATCTCCTTTGCAAATGCTGCTGAACTAGTTCCAATTATATCATCAATGCACAATGTTCCATTTAATGTTGGTGACACTTGCACTTTCATTATAGTATACTTTCGTCCAATACTTTTATTGGCTTTTGCTATATTAATTTGACTTGAATCTGGAGAGAAGCAACTAAAACCCATAGCATCTGTTAAAACTCCTCCAATTGTAACGTTGCCATCACTTATAATTTGAGGATGACCGCAATACATGGGTGTCATTTGAACATCAGTTGTGCCTTGAAGCTTTAGACTAGGATGCAGTAACGTTGTATTTGCTATCCAGAATGGGTCTTCAATTGATGGATAAATTGGACGTAGCAATTTATTTCCAAGAACCTTTATATTTGCATTATACATTACACTTGATTGATATGCATTAATTGCAAGGGGTCTTTTATTTAAACCATATGGTTCTAAAAATAGTTTACCAATTGTATAATTCCAAAGACATTGCGTGCTAACATTACCTATTAAGCTTGTTAAATTACTAACAGTTTCTAAATGCGTTGCACGAGAACACAATGTTAATGGATATGGATTTTTACTGTCATTATTTGCATCATTATCAGTTAATAAATTAGCCAAGGTAATATTGTTTGGACTTCTAAAAGTTCCTAATAATTGATTATCTGTTAACTTATTCATATTTTTTGCTAAAAGATATGTTCCTCCACACCATCCACCACCTGAAACAGTTGAAACGTACTGGGCTGCAGTAAAAGCATTTTTATTTGAGTGAACTGCTATATCAACTAACCCTCTTAAATACCCTATAGTTGCTGTAAATGCTCGTGATCCTCCACCGCTAATAGCTATTCCTACTCCATTTAAATCTATAGTTTTATTATAATAATAGGGATTTGTAGCTTCTAATTCAGGATATATAATCACATCAGTTTCATCTTTAAACCAGGTAACTGCATCAATTGTTGCATTTGGGTTGCTACTCATTGCAATTACATTTTTTTTTTGGCCCTTTGCATAGATTTTGGCTTTGCATCCCATAGCTGTTTGCGCTGCTTGACTTTTTGCTGGAGTGGGCATTATATATATTTTCTATAAAATATTTTTTTTTATTATATCTTTTACCAAAACATCTATATAAAAACCACTTGGCAAGTTTAAATAACTAATCAAAATGCAAAAAATGCCAGAAGATGTCTTGGAAGAATGTAAGTCATCTCTAGAAAATATGTACGCTCTGTATTCACAACACCCATATATGTTACAGAGATTCCACTATCACATGACAATGTATTTGCCAAGTACTCTTGCAAACGAATTAAAGGGTTACGATAAACGCGTAGATCGCACAAATACTCTAACCAACGAACAACAGATTTTTATTCAAGTATTTTTGAGTAAGAACGCATATTACTATTTGCCTAATAATGGCTGTTTCTATGAATATGATGGCAAACATTATAAACCTGTAAAGGAAGACGATATTCAGCACAAGTTGTTGACAACTATTTCTAGTGATAAGACGATTATGCCATGGAAGCACAAAACCAAAATCAATATTATAAAGCAGATCAAGGAGCGCAATATATTGAAATCTGTTCCTGAGACGGACACTATCCAGAATATTCTTGGTATTCTTAGCCCATCCATTTTTACGAGCAAAAATCAAGCCAAGTATTTTTTAACCATTATTGGTGATAATATTTTTAAAAAAAATAGTGATCTCATCTTTTTAGTTGATGTTAAAACTAGGCGATTATTAACGGAAATTGACAATATTGCATACATGATGATTGGTCATGCAAATACAACACATAATTTTATGACCAAGTATCACGAGAGTCATGATTACAATAATTGCCGCCTTTTAAAAACAAACGAGGTGTATTCAATGGACTTGTGGAAAGATCTTTTGCAAAAGATTGGGCTTGATTTGCTGTGCGTTGCAGCACATTATTCTGCAAGATATGAGAACTCGGAGAATTATATAATGAATAAATCAGATTCCGTTTTAAAAAACTATGCAATCTTTTTAAAAAATAATACGCAACAGCAAATTGTGGATAAATTTATTGCGCATTCTATTCAAAAAGTAAATGTGGAAACAAATATAGATACGGATTTCAGTTTTCAACAATCCATCTACGGGACTTCACCTCAACTATCCAGCTCTCCTCTTGAATCGGGCGCAAGCTTTCTAATGAAGAATGCATTTAATTATGCTATATCCTGGAAAAATATGCACTACTTGTGGAAGCAATATTTATCTGCATTTTCTTTGCCAAATGTAATCTACTCCAATACATTGAAAGCAATCTTTAAAGAGCGCTTGCAATATCAAGAATTTGGTGACACGTTTATAAATGTTACTAGCAAATATTTGCCATTGGTAAGCGAGTTTCTTTCATTCTGGGATGAAACAATTAATATGAGTGAAGGGGTCTCTGGAGAACTAAATGAAAGCTATTTTGACAATGAACTAGAAGTTGATGAGATTTGCATGTTATTCAAATCGTGGCACAGTAATAACAGCATTACTGAAACGGATGTTTTAAAGTTGCTAAAACACTTTTTCTCTTCCTTGGAAATTGTTGAGGACAAATATGTGTTAAATGTATCGTGTAGCTTATGGAACAAGGTGCAGGATATTGATCAGGCTTTACAGCAATATAAAACGCATTTGAAACAGATGATGGGTGATATTCCCGCAAACGAGCACAATATAGTGTCGTTTGATAGCGCGTACAATTTTTACACTACCTATTGCTCTTCATTGTCAAGCAATGTAGTTAGCAAACGCTACTTTGAAAAATACTTGTATAGCATGTTGCACAATTTTATAGTTTTTGAAAGGTTTATCTGCGTGGATTGGTATATGAATTAAATAATATTATGACTTTTATTTCATACTATTATTTGAGTTTGGATTTTAATTTAATTTCCTGCGCCAGCGGCAAATTGAACGGCATTCCCGCTTGTGCCTACACCTTGGCCATCATAAGCGGCGGGAGCAAAGTTATTTCCGTAAGGAGCTCCACCGCGCTTTCCGTGGCGCTTTCCACGGCGACGTCTCTTGCCACCCATTGTGGTGGCCATGATTTGAAGATCAACACCACTGGTTCCTACACCTTGGCCATCATATACTGTGGGGCTAAAGCTGCTGCCATAAGGGGCACCGCCGCGCATCTTGCGCATCTTTCTGGTGCCAGACTTGACAAAGCCAAATTTGCCCTTCTTTGTTAAATAACCAGCCTTAACAAGGCGCTTATCCTTCTTGGCACTGTTGTGCTTGGACTTGGAAACAATGCGACCATTCTTGTTCTGCAATAAATTGGACTTCATGAGACCACCTGATGTTTTTTTGGCAGTTCCGTGCCACACTTGGGCGCGGGTTCCAACTGTCATTTGAAAACCTGATTTCTTGGAGCTAGGCATTATAAAATTACGTGAGAAAAAATAATTATTCTTGGTAAAAATGCTAAATTAATCTTAGAAACGCAGATATTTTAATATATATAAAATCAATCTTAAATGTTTATGTTAAAATTTATTTCTTAAAGGTCCACGGGTTCCCCCTGGTTGGCCTTCACGCCTGCCTATTTCATCAATTACAATTGGCGTTCCAAAATTGCCGAAACGTATTCTTCCTCCTAAACTAGTGTTTAAAATCTGGGAAATTCTAATATTATCGGGCCCAGGAGGATAAAGCAGATTTTTCTTTTCAACAGTAGTAAATTCTTTTGGACATATACAATTGGCATTTGCATTGGGATTCAAGAGCCCCAGTCTAAGAATTATATCAAGCGCATTGCTATTTTTTCCAGGGGCAAACTTTAATGGCATAATGAGTGTACTATTAATAAGGTATAAAATAAATTGCAATAAAGTATAGTATATTATGCGGCAACCCCATAACGACGTTGCCTGCTATTGTAATCGCGCACAGCTTTTTCCAGCTCAACCAAGTTAAAATCGGGCCAATAAACATCTGTAAAATATAACTCGGCATAGCTCAGTTGCCACAATAAGAAATCACTAATTCGTTTTTCACCACTTGTCCTAATAATTAAATCGGGATCAGGAATGCCCTTTACATACAAACTATTTGCAAAGTTTTCTTCCGTTGGCTCTAATTTATTATCAATTATATTTTTGCAAGCATTCACAATCTCGCGTCTACCAGAATAATCTAAACACAGAATCACGGTTTTTTCGCAACTAGAAGTTTTATTTTCTATAGAGGTCAACAATTTCTTCAACTTTTTGGGCACCCTATCAAGTCTACCCTGAACAACCAATCTATATTTCATTTGGTCTTTAAAGTATAGGCTCAGTTTTTTATAAATTATTTCAAAAATGTTGTCAATTTCTTCCTTGGGTCTTTTCCAGTTTTGCTCTGCAAAGACATAGAATGTCAAATACTGGGTTCCATTTGAAAAACAATTATAAAATATATCTTCTAAATTGTTTGCGCCATTTAAATGACCAAATGTTCGGCTTTTTTTCTGTTTTTTTGCCCATCTACCATTTCCATCCATAATAAAGGCAATGTGTTTTGGATATAATAATTTATCCGTATCAAGGTTGACACCTTTTAACCTAAGATAGATTTTTTTAACAAAAGTATCCAAGCACTTTATAATCTCATTTTGATAAAAATATATTGTTACTAATGTTAATATGATGATATAAAGTTTTATCATTATATTATCCTGAATAAAAGTATTACAAATAAAACGAATAAAACAAATAAAACAAATTATTCATTTACCTCTGCTATTATTTGACCCATTTTAACAAAGTCGGTTTTCTTGTGCGTAAATTTTTTAATGACATTGGGTTCAAAGAATAGGCAATAGGTTGACCCACCATATGCAAAAAAACCTAATTCGTCGCCCTTTTTAACATGGTGACCTGGTCTAATATTTTTATTAATATTGCAACTTGATACTTCAACCATTCCAACTGGCATAACGCAGACTGTTCCAATTTTACTGTTATCCGCTTTAATAAAAATAAAGGCTCTCGTATTAACATTTGTTATATATTCCATGGATTTGTCTTGGTCGCTAAGATCCTCGCCATATGCATTTACCTGTGTAAAATATAAACCGTTTTTAACATATGCCTTTTCAATTGTCCCATTTATTGGACTGTGCCAACGATGATAATTAAATGGACTTAAAAAGGCTTGATAAACTGACCCACCAGTAAACTTGTTAATGTATTTTTTCTCTCCATTAAGCATTGCATTTAATGAATATGGTTGCGATTTAATCCAGAAACTAGTATTGGGTTTTACATTGAAATTCATGCGATATATGGTTGAGTCGCACGATGAATTAATAACACTATTATTATTTGGTTCTATAATGGGTCTTGCACCAGATTTTAATTTTCTGGTAAAAAAATTGTTCCAAGATTTAAACCCATAATATGGTTTTGTTGGATCGCATTGGTACTCGTTCATGTCAATCTGTTTAGAAGCATCTTTGCCAAACCATCCTGATTTGGTTTTATTTAAAACATATTTTGATGTTGGGCTATCTAAAAATTTCTTGTATTCAAATAAAACTTCTGCGAATGCATCATTAATTTTTTCGCGTCTATATGCGGCAAATCCTTCTGGACTTCCCATTGTCAATAATAAAAGCCCTGACAAAGGTGTTCCCACTAAAGCGGTTTTATTAAATTCTGGTGCTTCAGTTAAAATGTTGTTTAATTTTTTAAATAGTTCTTCAAGTGTTTTGGGGTGCTTCTTATACCGAGCTAAATTAGGAATAGAAGAAATCATTGTATTCATATATTGCATTTCCACTGGATTATTTTCAAGCATTTTTTTGAATTTTGTAATAACGAGGTGTTCTTTTTTTGAATAATTTTTTAATGTTTTTTTGTGCGCAATGGTTCTATTTTTTTGTGTTTTTCTCATATAATATAGTTTTTTATTTTTATTTTTTATTTTATTATTATGCTATTCTATAGATTCATGTTAAACTTAACCAGCTCTTCTAACATTGCAGATTATTTGCCCCTTTTAAACGGAGCTATTATTACTGACTTGATTGTGATTGGACGCGTTGTTCTTGGCCTTCTTAAATCAAAAACTCTTACTTCTTGGTACAATCTTTACGGATTAAGCGGAGTATTAGCAGATGTATTAAGCATAATGATAGGAATTATTATTGCCGCGTTTATTTACGGCTTCATCTTTAAAAAATACTCTCTTTTAAATTTTATTATTGTTGCTGTCATTGTTCAAGTATGCCACGATCTTTTGTTTTCCGTATTTTTTAGAGGCGTGCCTCGCGGCTCAAGTCGTATTCTTGATACGTTTAAAGATTATGCAAATGAACTTGGATTTAGGATTCTCATTGCTGATGCTTTAATGATCATATCAACTATTTTATTGGGAACACTATTTACAAAACTTTCTACAAATGCCAACATCATTATCCTTATTGTCTCTTTGTATCTGGTCCCATATTTTTTATATTCTATTCCAAGATCATGAACCCCTCCCTACAGTTTTAAATAAAAAATTGAAACGTATTAAACATAAATAGTAAAATATACAATAGTACGATGACAGAAGAGACAACTCTTGCAGATAAATATCAGCAAAAGACTGACAAGCAACACATTCTTGACAATCCAGATTCCTACATTGGGTCTGTGGAAAACGTGGATGCGCAAGCTTGGATCCTCAGTGATGATGGTGAAAGAATATACGAAAAAAATATTTGTTATGTTCCAGGCCTCTTCAAACTCTTTGATGAGGGTGTTGTAAATTGTCGCGATCATGCAATTCGTATGCAACAGGCAGTCGACAAAGGCGCACCCAATAGCATTCCCGTTTCTTACATTGACATTGCGATTCAAGAGGATGGTACCATTATCATGATTAACGATGGTAACGGTATTGATGTCGCACAGCACCCAGAGTACAAGATTTGGATTCCCGAACTGATCTTCGGTCACCTTCGCACGTCTACCAATTATGACAAGACGGAGAAGAAGATTGTTGGAGGCAAGAATGGTTTTGGGTTCAAGTTGGTTCTCATTTGGTCTACAAGTGGATCCGTGGAGACGGTTGACCATGTGCGTGGACTCAAGTATACTCAGGAGTTTAGTAACAACTTGGATGTGATTGGTAAGCCAGTGATCACCAAGTGCAAGTCTAAGCCTTATACTAAGATCACTTTCAAGCCTGATTACGCGCGACTGGGAATTGCTGGTCTTGATGCCGATATGATTGCCCTCTTGAAAAAGAGAATACACGATATTGCTGCCGTTACGGATAAGTCCGTAAAAGTTAAGTACAACTCTCAGGTCATTCCAGTAAAGAATTTTCAGCAATACATTGACCTTTACATTGGACCAAAAGACAAGTCTCCTCGCGTTTACGAGGGTGAGTCTACGGCTAGATGGGAATATGCAGTCGCACTTTCACCGAATCACGAGTTTATCCAGGTTAGTTTTGTCAACGGCATTCACACTGCAAAGGGTGGCAAGCACGTAGACTATATCCTCGGTCAAATTACACGAAAGCTTGTTGACTACATTGAAAAGAAGAAGAAGATCAAGGTTAATGCAACCAGCATCAAGGAACAACTGGTTCTCTTCTTGCGCTGCGATATTGAGAATCCTGCATTTGATAGCCAGACCAAGGACTTTATGAACACACCGAGTGCAAAGTTTGGTTCTACTTGCACAGTGAGTGAGAAGTTTATTGAAAAGATTGCCAAGATGGGCGTCATGGATGCAGCTTGTGCGCTCACTGAAGTGAAAGAGAACAAGGCCGCAAAGAAGACCGATGGAACCAAGTCCAAGAACATTCGCGGAATTCCCAAACTGATTGATGCAAATTGGGCAGGCACAGAAAAGTCCAGCGAGTGCATCATTATCTTTTGCGAGGGAGATTCGGCCAAGGCTGGTATTGTCTCTGGTCTATCCTCGGAGGACAGGAATACTATCGGCGTTTATCCTCTCAAGGGTAAGGTCCTCAATGTTCGCGGCGAAGCAACCAAGAAGATTGCCGAGAATAAAGAGATTATTGACATCAAGAAGATTCTGGGTCTAGAGATCGGTAAGGAATACAAGAGTGCGGAAGACGTTGCAAAAAGTCTGCGATACAGTCGCGTACTCTTTATGACGGATCAAGATTTAGACGGCAGTCACATCAAGGGTCTCTGCATCAACTTGTTTCACACAGAGTGGCCTTCGCTAGCAAAGATTCCTGGCTTCATTGGTTTCATGAATACCCCCATTTTAAAGGCCAAGAAGGGCGCACAAGAACTCGTCTTCTACAATGAGGGTGAGTTTGAGGAATGGAAGGAGGATCAGCCCAATGGCAGTGCAGGTTGGAAGGTGAAGTATTACAAGGGTCTTGGTACAAGTACTGGCGCAGAGTTCAAGGAGTATTTTCAAAAGAAGAAGCTCGTTGGTTTCAGTCATAGTGGAGATGCATGCGATGATTCTATTGACATGGTCTTTAACAAGAAGCGCGCCGAAGATCGCAAAGAGTGGCTAGAGGATTATGAACGCGATCGCTTCCTGGACACCAGTAAGGAGTCAGTTTCTTACAAGGAGTTTATCAATGAGGAGCTCATTCACTTCTCCAAGTATGATTGCGATCGCAGCATTCCAAACTTGATGGATGGGCTCAAGATTTCTCTGCGTAAGATTCTCTTTGCTGGGTTCAAGAAGAACTTGACAAATGAGATCAAAGTAGCACAGTTTACTGGTTATGTGTCTGAGCACTCTTGCTATCATCACGGCGAGGCGTCTCTAAATGCAGCAATTGTTGGCATGGCGCAGAATTTTGTGGGCTCCAATAATATCAATCTGTTTGCACCCAACGGCCAATTTGGCACGAGGTTGCAGGGCGGCAAGGATAGTGCATCTGAGAGATATATCTTCACTCTTCTCAGTCGCATTACTCGCAGTATCTTTCCAGCAGTAGATGATAATATCTTGGAGTACTTGACGGATGACGGATTCCCAGTGGAGCCCATCTTCTATGCACCGATTATTCCAATGGTTCTTGTCAACGGGTCCAAGGGCATTGGCACTGGATTCAGTACTGACATCATGTGTTACAATCCTCGCGAGATTATTTCCTATTTGAAGTACAAGCTTGGTAATGGAGCCTTGGAGGCGTGTGAGTTTGTTCCTTATTATGAAGGATTCAATGGCACAATTACAAAAATTACAGAGACAAAATTCTTGATCCGCGGCAAGTATGAGAAGGTTGGACCCGATAAGATCCGCATCACTGAGCTCCCAGTTGGAACATGGACCGATGATTTCAAGGAGCACTTGGAGTCATTGACCGAAGCTACAGATAAAGCTGGGAAAAAGGTACAGCCTCTTGTCAAGGATTATGATGATATGAGCAAAGATACCACAGTGGATTTTACCATCACTTTACAAAAAGGCAAGCTTGCCGAGTTGGAATTGGTAAAGGCCGATCACGGTTGTAATGGAATAGAGAAGACCTTCAAGCTTTGCACGACATCGTCAACATCTAATATGCATCTCTTTGACGCAGAGGAGAAGCTGAAGAAATATGACAGCGTGCCGCAGATCATTGACGACTACTTTGAGAAGCGTCTGGAGCTTTACAAGAAGCGCAAGGAATACATGGTGGCCTCGTTGACTCAGGAGCTCCTCGTGCTGTCAAACAAGGCGCGATACATTAGTCTTACACTAACAGACGAGATTGACTTGCGCAAAAAGAAGAAGGAGCAAGTTATTGATATGCTGGAGTCCAAGGGATTTGCCAAGATTGGAGATGATGAAGACTACAAGTATCTTGTCAAGATGCCGATGGATAGTGTGACCGATGAGAATGTTGCAAAGTTAAATAAGGAGCATGGTGAGAAGACAACCGAGCTAGAAGCTGTATTGGCAAAAAGTGAGAATGCAATGTGGCTGGAGGAGCTTAATATCCTGTCCGCAGATTATGAAAAATATCGTGAGGAGCGCATTCGTTCTATGCTAGGCGAAAAGGCAGAGAAGAAAAAGACTGTCAAGAAGACGGTCAAGTCAGCTGAAAAAAAGGCACTAGTAATGCTTATTGAAGAGTAAAACTATGATTTACACCTTTGCACATTTAAAAAGCCAATTTTATAAATAAAGTTTCAATGTTTTTGCAAGATATTTTTATTATATAGTATCTATGAGTTGGGGTGGATAGTAGCGGAGAATCTTGAAGAGATTATTTGTCACGGATTGACATAAGTGTCGAAATACTCTCCGCTTATAACAAATTTATCTCATAAACTAAATAACCCTATTAATTGAGCCATCTGTGTCTATAATATATCCACGGAATCCGAGTGTAGGATACTTAGTTTTTAACTTTGTCTGTAATTCTTGTAATTTATTTACATGAATATGCGGGTCTGTATCCTCTTTTAAACCGAGAGTTGCTTTATACATTCCGCAATCCATATGGTCAAATACCCATATTTCATTAATACTATGTAACTTAATTGCCAAATCAACGTGGTTTTGAAAAACTTGACTCCAGTGCGGGTACGTATCTTGTAGAACACCGAGGGATGCACCAGCAAGTGTAAATAAATCGTAGTCCATATGAAGTTCTTCTGAGTGTGTTAGATGCCATGCGAGAGCATTGGCAAAACGGGGGTCAATACATCCGAGGACAAGTACAGAAGCCCCTTTTTTATTAGGGTCAATAGGTGGTGCTGAATTACACGATGACTGGCATATGATATATCCGATAACCGTGATAATTAGAAGAATAACTACACAACAAATAATTGTAAACGAGTGTTTCATTTACAATTAGGTTAGAAAAAATATAAGATCTAAAAAATTGGCGTTTAAAATGTGCGAAGGTGTAAAAATAATTATAAATTTTACACCATAAATAATTATTTTTTTTATGTTTTATATTTTAGAAACCTCTCCTGAAATCAATAAGGATAATTTATACAATCCTAAAACTCCCGTTCCAACAATGGCCCACAATAATGGCAACCAACATGGGATGTTGCAAAAGCTGGGGGATCTATACTTCCATAAGAAATCTGTTAAGCAGATAACAACCGCTTCAGTAAAAGATCCTCCAAATCCAACAATAATAAGGAAGAAAAGATTAACGCGTAAATAGTAGTAAATAAAGACGAGCATCAAAAACATGCCAATAAAAACAATTGTATTACTTTTTTGGAACATGATCAAGAATGTGGTGACTACAACTAATAATGCAATTTGTATCATCATTCGTATGATCTCTATTGTTTGTTTATCAGCAAAAGATGAATTGGGGGTATTGTTGTACATGATGGATTAATATAAATGGAGATTTTTAATTTATATTAGTTGGGTTCAAAACCTTTTTCTTCCCTTGTTCATACTTTGAAAAGATAAAATGGTTGATAGTAAGGGGCTGGCAGGGCCTAAAACCAAGATTTAAGGATGAGCTCTTTGGATTGATCCTTCTCCATAACAGGGTGGGCAATAGGAACTGCAAGACTGCTAACGTCTCTTAAGTATTTCATATATCCCTGTGCCTCACCATAGACTTGATAAACGCAATAGTCTAAAACAATCTTGTTAAGTTCGGCAACTTGGCCAGCAATATTGCGAGCCTGATTTGCAGCATGTTGTAAAAAAACGCTTCGCATAATAATTTTAAGAGAATCGCAATCTTGGGGACCAATCACATATTGGCCATTAGAACGTTCATATACACCAGCGCGAATACCATTTTGCAAGATTTGAATGTTTTGTTTAGAGAAAAACATATCAGACAATTGTGTATCCGTCCATAATCCCTCCGTTGGATCCCTAAATGTAGAACATTGGTGTGCTGGAATCTTATCATACATGGCAAATAAATTCTTTGTACTAGGACCATTCATATCAACTCTTCCATTATTTCCAAGTTTTACAGGTTTGCTCATTTTATAATACACTCATAAAAAAAATATATCTATTTATTCTATATAATGGCGTGGAATTTTCAATCAATTGTTCTTACAATAGCAATCATTCTGCTTATCGTTACCCTTGTATTAATAGGTATCGCCTTATCTAAATCAAAGTATGCCAATGGATGGCCTCCTATTACAGGAGACTGTCCTGATTATTGGGTGGATCTCTCTGGAAACGGTGCTGCTTGCTATAATAGCAAGAATTTAGGAGTTCAAAACTGTTCTCAATCAACATATAATGGCACTTATAAGGATCAAAAGGTGATGAATTTTACTACTGATGCGTTTAGTGGTGACAACGGTCCTTGCACAAAGGCGACATGGGCAAATAAGTGTGGTGTCTCGTGGGATGGCATCACATATGGTGTGCCAAATCCATGCGATCAGTCAAATGGCAACACATTGACATAGAGTTGTAAAACTTAAAAACTTGTAAAAAATTATAACTATATTATATATCTATAGTTATAATGAAGAACATGCACAATATGCAGAACAATCATTATGTTGTAATGTTTTTTATAATGATTGTATCTGGTGCATTATCAACTATGAATATGTGGGTTGATAAATGGGACGATGTAAGATTCAGTTTAAATGATGTATACATGATACTGCTAATGACGGGATGGATGTTTTTATTTATGGGGCTGTTTTTTAAAGAGCGCACTCCACTTATAGTAGGAGCCATTTTAGTAATTGGAAATTTCTGGTGTATAAGAACACAATTTTTAATAAATGAAGATCAATATAAATTGGGAATGATTCCACATCACTCTATGGCGATTCATATGAGTAAAAAATTACTAGAGAAAAAGAATAATATACAACCATTTCTCAAAAATTTGATAGTCACTCAAGAAAATGAAATACTATTTATGAAAAATGGTAAATAAGATAAATCTGTTAAAAATCATATTAGAGAGTTTTTCCAGAAGTTTTCAAGTTCATGTACATTTCATGAGCATCTTCAAACTGGACATATATCTTGCACATAATCCCACATTGCAAAACTTCTTCAATGGTTTGCATTTTGTTTGACCATATAAATTCTAGCGCATCAATTGACCCCAGTATAGCAAACATTGCAGTAATTTTACTGGGCTCAATATCACCAGGAATTTCTTGAATTTTGAGAAAAGTTTTCTGGTTTTTAATTTTAGATTTAATTTCAACGATTTCATTTGTAATATATTCATTTGTGACATTTTTTCCCAACCAACATTCATGTCCATGCACCTTTATAAAAGGTATATAAGCATAGTTGCAACCAGAAATCTCATTTACAAAAGATTTGATGTTATCAGGCATAAACGAGATGAATTCCCCTTCTGGCATAGAAGTACACTCTTCTGGAACCCCAGTCCATGTGTCAAATGAAACCAATGCCTCCGCATAGTCATCATTGAAGCTCACAGTATAAATAATTTTGCTTATAGTTCCCATACACAACCGATCAATTTCATCATATAAATCTTCTAAAGAAACACTCTTGGCAATATTTATAATGCGCAAGATCATAATTTGACTCATGATTCAGTCACGTAGTTAATCAGTTGTAAAAAAATTTATTGCGTCAAAATGCAATCAATTTTAAAAATAATCTCCGTCCATTATATATTATATGAATGAACTTAAAGACCGCACAAGGAATATTGACAAGTTATTGTTTTACATTAGAGTTCGCATGCCATTAGAGCTGGTTGATATTATAAAAGAATATATACCGCGATATAGGTTGGCTGTGCTATCCAAGGCAAATTACGAATTATATCACAAATCCATAAGAGCTCACATTATTCCAGGACAAATAGAAAATTATATACGCGACATGGTGCGCAGAGATAATATCTTTGTTTTCAACTACATTGTAAAAGAAAATTATAAACGATGGCTAACCATTAAAAAATACAGGTACAACTCTACTGTATTTGCAAACTACATCTATTTTTTGCAAAATTTTTGCATTACGAATGAATCTGCAAATTGCCGAAATGCGGTTGAAGAATTATTAAAAACACTTGGTTTGAGTAAAAATCAACATAAAAAGAATATTGTTATTAATAAAAGATGGACAAATTAAATATTAACCAATTTTTGAACCGACAAGAGGAAGAAAAACAGATAAAAGAAATCCTTGAAAATTTTGAACTAAATAAACACAATTTTTTAACTAAAAAAGGCATCTATATATACGGCGATCCTGGTTCGGGAAAAACATCATTTGTCGTTCAAATATTGAAGCAATTAAACTATGACGTGATTAAATATGATGCTGGTGATATTAGAAATAAGTCCATCATTGATACTATTACAAAACACAACATGTCTGATAAAAATATTATGAGCTTGTTTCATAAAAAAGTGCAAAAAATTGCTATTGTCATGGATGAAATTGACGGCATGAATAATGGCGACAAGGGTGGAATTAATACACTAATTAAGTTGATACGCCCAAAGAAGACAAAGAAGCAGCGCCTTGAAGAGGTGACGTTGAACCCAATTATTTGCATTGGCAACTATCACATTGACAAGAAGATCAAAGAGCTCATGAAAGTGTGCAATGTTGTTGAACTGAAAACTCCTACAAAACCTCAAATTACTAATATTATTCATGAAATCATGCCAACAATAGAAACAGAAAATACTCTATTAGAAAATATTATTAAGTTTATTCAGGGAGATCTTAGAAAACTTAAAAGTATTTATGAAATTTACAATAATAAGCAGTCTATTCTAAAAAATGAAATAATACAAAATATATTCCAAACAAAATCTTACAATGATGACACCAAAAATATTACGCAGAAATTAATCAACAATCATTATCCAATGGATCTACATTTGAATATTATGAATGAGACGGATAGGACTATTGTTGGGTTGTTATGGCACGAGAATATAATTGATGTTATAGGCAAAGCTAAAAAGGACGTGTCTATTCCATTTTATTTAAAGATTCTTGATAATATGTGTTTTGCAGATTACATTGATAGGATCACATTTCAAAAACAAATTTGGCAGTTTAATGAGATGAGTTCTTTGATTAAAACATTTAACAACAATAAAATTTATCATGATTCATTTAAGAAGAAACAGAAATTTAATCCTGCGGAGTTGCGCTTCACAAAAGTGTTGACCAAGTACTCAACCGAGTACAACAATTCCATCTTTATTCAAAACCTGTGTCAACAGTTGGGAATGGATAAGAAGGATTTGTTCATCTTCTTCCTAGACCTAAGGAAGAAATATGATGATGATAATGACATTATTAATCTATTTGAGAACTATGAGATTACCAAATTGGATATTAATAGGATTTACAGGTATTTAGAAAAATATACCAAGGAAGATGCAGAAGGGAATGACGATGTATCAGTTGATGAATGCTCTATAGGAGAGTAGATATTGTATTACATATTTTCTCATTTACGCCAATTATTTATATTAAGAGTAAAATAGTCCTTTCAAATAAAAATATTTGTTTATTATAATGCCTGCAAAAAATAAAACTCAAAAAAAAAGAAATTGGCCTTCGCGTCTTCAGTTATACTCAAATCCTCGTACTGCTCAATCCAATGCATATAAATATTTAGGGCGCACTGCAAAATTATACCCTTCAACCAATTCACAAAAAAAATATTCCATATTTGATAAAAAAAATAATCGCTGGATTAATTTTGGACAAATGGGATATGAAGATTTTACAAAACATAACGATAAAGCGCGCCGTAAAAATTATCTAACGCGTTCTAAAAACATTAAGGGAGATTGGGCTAGCAACCGTTATTCAGCTAATAATTTAGCGCGTAAAATTCTTTGGTAATTTTACAGCTTTTTACATTCAAAATGCCTAATAAAATGACTTAAATGTTATATACATATGTATATTCGTATTGAATTTGAGGATATTGTATTATATTAATTAAAATTGAAAGCTAGTCTAATAAATCTACTAGACTAGCATACGAATAAGACTAGGGTTAAGATGCCTACAGGAAAACAGATATTAGAAGAAGGAGTTGCAAATTTCTTCTCTGGTAAAAAGGAGTATAGATCCTTGAGCAATTTTTGGGAAAATGACGTTGCAGTAATTTGTAACGGCATTATCCGTGTTTATGAAAGCGGGGAACATTGCTTTCACGGTGAAAAATATTTTCGGCTTGGTCAAATATGCGAGGATGAAGAAAGAAAGAATGCGCTACTTGCTTATGGGCAAAAGTTTTTAAAAACAAATGCAAATGTATCCATAACTTGTGCACAGGCTAAAAAAATGGGAGGGAAAAGAGGTTTCTTATTGAATAATGCAGAATTACAACAATGGGATCATGTTAGTATAGAAGTTCAAAGAGAAATATGCAGATGGAAACTGGAAAATTATCCAGAGGTTAGAAGTGATTTGGCAAAAAGCTGCAATAAAATCTTGGTACATCCAGCTTTAAGATGCAGTGAAGAACGTCTGGAAAAGACCAGAGTATGGGAAGGAAAAGGAGTTGTTATAGATGGAAAAATACGCATCCTGGGTAAAAATATGCTGGGAAAATTATGGATGGATCTACGTTAGTATTTCTACAATGATCGCCCTTGACTATTAAAGCTTACAACAAGTTTTGTCTTCCAATCTGCATCAATTGGTTGAACATGGTTTTCCAGTATATTTTTTACTTCTATCCAAAGTAGCCCGACTCTTAGTTCGGGTGCTTGATTCCATTTTTCACCCTTATATTTGATTAGGGCTTTTCTAAGGGATTCTTGATCTTCTGGAATAATTTCCAGAAGAACAGGAATAAAATGCAAGATATCTACGGGCTGATTGGTTGCCATGGCTGGAGTACGCGGTGTATTAGTATTTTACTTTACTACTATTGATTCAATTTTTATAAATATTATTATTGTATAAACCGTTAAAACTCTTCATCCATGTTCCAAAATTTGTACAACCCTCCTGCTGTTAAATCTGTTTGCTTAATAGATCCATTAAGACCTGGTTCGCTGTTTAATAAACTACTATTAGCTTCAATAATTGCTAATTTATTCATGGTTCCATATGAAGTGCTCTCCAAATATTTTAATAGAGTCTGTTGTTGAAACATCCGTTTAAATCTGTAAATAGATTCTTCTGCTTCAATCATCTCATCGTGTGTTTTTATTATATTGAATCGTTCATCACATCCCTCATTTTCACGCTTAACCTTGCGAAACCCAACTGGAAAGTTTGTTGTAAATTTATCTGGATCCGTTATAAACTGAGATATTGTTTGCTCTGGTATTGGTACATTTGCAGTGGAATTATTGTTATTGTCATTTGGTAAGTCTTCTACTTGCAAATAAATAGATGTGCTTCTATAAAATTTATTCTTTGTAATAAATGATGCACCCTGCTTTATGAAAAAATAGAATAATAGTAGTAGCTTGATAAACATTGGTTATTATATACTATATGTCATTGTATTTATGCCATTATATTTATGCAATTAACATTAATTTTTGCTGTAAAAACTTGCATAGACTATTGAAATATTTAAAATTAATAAGTATTTGAATATAGTGATGTTTATTTTGAAAAATCACTATATTTTATATATGCATTTGAGTGAATAATCTAC